ACTCTGCCAGTAAATCCGTACAGGCTGCGGCTTATAAGCTCATCCTGGACCGTATGGTAGGTCAGCATAAGCTTCATCCTAACGTAGTGATCACAGCGGCTGGTAACCTGTCTACTGACCGGGCTATTACTAATCCCATCAGTACAGCCATGCAGTCACGGGTTATTCACCTGGAAATGCAGATTAGTTTTGAAGAGTGGCTTTATGATGTAGCTCTTAAGCAGAATTACGATAGTCGTATTATTGCTTACTTGAACCAATACAATTCAAAACTGATGGACTTCCGCCCTGACCATCAAGAGAAAACTTTCTGCTGTCCCCGTACTTGGGAGTTTGCTAATAAACTGATCCAAGGAAAAGAACTTACTGATGAATTTGCTGTACTACTTGCTGGTACACTTACCAGTGGTGTAGCAGTAGAGTTTGTTCAGTTTAGTCGTGTCTTCAAAAATATGATCTCTGTAGATCAAATCTGCAAAGATCCTGAGACATGTAATTTGCCTACCGATACTTCTACTAAGTGGGCGGTTATTTCTCATATGATGGAAAAAGTAGATCATAAAAACTTTGAGTTTTTGTGTACCTACGCAAACCGTTTCACAGTGGACTTTCGTATTCTGTTCTATCGTTCAGTGTTGATTCGTCAACCTGATCTGCGGTCTCATCCTGCATTCACCCGAGCAATGTCTGAGTTGTCTCGTTATCTTCATGGATAACCTATGCTGGTATCTCGGTATAATCTGAAAGATAAAAACCCTACGCTACTGGCTAATGTGCCAGGGCGTAGGAAATGGTTAGTTAGCTTATATGTATCAGATGGTACAGAACAAATCACAAAAACTGTTCGTAATAAGCAACCCGCTACTCTCCCTGAATTTCTTGATCAAACATTAAAAGAGTTACATGAGATGTACGATGAACTTGATCAGGTAATTGATGGGGGCTTTACCATTCGATTGTTGAGGTAAGTAATGGACTTCATTAACAAAAAAGATGTTATTGATCGGCCTTATATTGCTGGCTTTAAGGACCAGAAAGTTGCTCTTTATGCTCGCAGTCTAGCTGCTGCCAAGCAAACAGCAGTAGAACATTTCCGACCGAAAAAACGTGATAAAGGTCTTCTTTGGGTAGAACTTGTTGACAGGAAATAATTATGGATCTGCAACCTGCTGATGAAGATACACTCGATCTTAATCAACTCTCAAGAGAACTCGATAAAGCAAAATCCTCAGTGTTTCTTGGAAAGAATGCTGCTTTCCTTGGCTCACTAATGTGTACTTTGAATTTTGTTTGGACTCGTGGAATTCCATCAGCAGGTACAGATGCTGTTACGCTTTGGTGGAACCCAGATTGGTTTATGACACTGGATCCTAAAGTACGTGAAACTGTTCTTCTTCATGAACTGTGGCACGCTGCCAGACTTCACATGATTCGTGAAGGTAGCCGTAACCATGAAATCTGGAATTATGCCTGCGATATCCGAATCAATAATGACCTTGAAAACGAAGGTTATTCTTTCCTTGGGGTCGAAGACTGTTGGAAAGATCATTCAGTAGACCATAATGGCACTGCGGCTGAAGAGGATATTTATGATCTCCTCATGCAGCACCAAAATCCGCCACCACCAAGTGGTAGTTGGGGTGATGGCAAATCAGACATGATTCCGATGTCTGAGTCCCAAAAACAGACGGCTGTTAATAACGTCGTTCAGGCTGTACAACAGGCCAAAGTAGCTGGTCAAGCTGGTAATCTACCGGGTGGTATTGAAGAAACTCTGAAAAAGTTCCTTGAACCAGTGATCCCATGGCAGAGTGTATTGATGCAATTCTTTACTGATTTGCTCAATGAAGATTTCACTTGGAAACGCCCAAACCGTCGTCACCAAAATATTTACCTCCCGTCACGCTATACCGATGATGGTCGATTAGAACATCTCATGTATTTCTTGGATGTGTCAGGCTCCATTAGGGAATCTGATCTACTTCGCTTTAATAGTGAAGTGAAATATATCCAAGAAACTCTCAAACCCCAAAAACTAACTCTTGTTCAGTTTGATACTAAAATCACTGATGTGAAAGAGTTTAAAGAAGATGATCCCTTTGATGAAATTAAAATCAAAGGTCGGGGTGGTACTTCATTTGTACCTGTTAAGCAATACATCGAAAAACATAAACCCACAGCAGCAATTATCTTTTCTGATATGTACTGTGCTCCTATGGAACCATTACAAGAAGAGATACCGATTATTTGGGTAGCTATTGATAATCGTGGTGCTACTGTTCCTTTCGGCAAGTTGATTCATATCAGCGATTAGGTGATAACATGGTTGTTAACTCAACAGATCTTCTTGAAGCTAAACCGATTAAAGGTATGTTTCATCGTAAAATAAAAGAACATGGTGTTAGTCATGGTCTCGGTGAAGCTGGTTATGATATCCGCATTAAACAAGATGTAACCTTTAAAAGAGGTTTTTCTGAACTAGTAACTTTAGTTGATGGTGAAAGATTTCCTGGTTGGTTTGTTATTGCTTCTGCTATTGAAGAATTTCAAATGCCCACCAACCTCATGGGTATTGTCCATGATAAGTCTACCTGGGCACGCCAGGGACTTTCTGTATTCAACACAGTGATTGAGCCAGGATGGAATGGATTCCTCACCCTTGAGCTTGTATATCACGGCCACCAAGATCTGGTGATCCCTGCTGGTTCAGGTATTGCTCAAGTCATCTTCCATGAGTTAGCATTGGAAACTCAGTACACAGGTCGTTATCAGAACCAAGGGGATAAACCTATCCCGGCCAAACGTGCTGAATAAAGTTTATCCGCAAAGGTAGGGATCCAACCCTTCCCCCAACCTATCTTTGCGGTTTTTTATTTCCGAGTTTAGCTCAGTTTGGTAGAGCACTTGCTTTGGGAGCAAGGGGTCGAAGGTTCAAGTCCTTCAACTCGGACCAATTATTGGCATGTAGCTCAGAGGTAGAGCAGGTGGCTGTTAACCACCCGGTCGTAGGTTCGATCCCTACCGTGCCAGCCAGTTAATGCGACTGTGGCGGAATTGGTAGACGCACTAGATTTAGGTTCTAGCGCCCTATGGCGTGGGAGTTCAAGTCTCCCCAGTCGTACCATTTATGTTCCTGTAACTCAGTGGATTAGAGTAGTAGCCTTCTAAGCTATTTGTCGTAGGTTCAAATCCTACCAGGAACGCCACTTTCTCCAGAACAGTATTACAAATGTTTTAATACTATTCAGTATCATAAAATATATTGAATGCTGTTCTGGAGAACTTATTCAGCGAGTATGGTGAAATTGGTAGACACAAGAGACTTAAAATCTCTCGGCCTTATGGCTGTGCCGGTTCGAGTCCGGCTACTCGCACCAATCTCTGTAGTTATCTTTTAAAACAATCCTGAGGTGCAAATGAATAATTTCAAACCTTTTGCAGAAGCCCTGTGTCTGCATTTTGATAGCATGTCTGAAAATGAGTTGTACTGTGTAGATATTCCAGGACAAACCATTTGGGAAATGTATCTTGAAGCATTCCCTGAAGGCACTAATCCCATTTATCGCGTTCGTACTGAACATGATGGATCATATGATCGATCTGTAATTCGTAAGATTGGTAATCTCGTTGTTATTAATGAAGATGGTAGTTTTACTACTATCTGGGATATCCCCAATCTCTCTTACCCTTATAAAGAAGTTTGTGCAACTCTTGCTTTTATTATTAAGAGTGCAGCAATCAATAATGTGTTTCGTATTAAAGAGCGTATGTTGGGTTATACCCAAACTACTGAAAAATTGGAAGATGGTTCCAACCATATCTGGCACCACTTTCATACAAAAATTGCCAATAAACACTATGCTCAATCCCCTGCTGAAGCTCAAGGCAGTTTGCAAACAACCGCTTCAGTATTGGAGCGTGGTCTGCATGAAATTAGCATTCCTGCTCTCGATACTATTCTTGATCTTATCGAAAGAGGATCATTATACCGTGGTGATGAGTTCAAAAATCAAATTGTTAATTTCCGTTCTTTGAAAAAACAATTTGATTACTGTAGTACAACTCAGGCTATTAGTATTATTGTTTGGAAAAACGTGCATAATCCTGTTGCTCGTTTTCGTAACACAGTGATTGGTACTCTTGCGGTTGATTTGTCTAATCAAATTGATCTTGAACAAGCTGTACGTTCTTTTGAACAAAAAGTAGCACCCACTAATTACAAACGTCCAACCGCATTGATCACACAAGGTATGATCGATAATGCTGTTAAGAAGATCGAGGAACTTGATCTTGAAAGTTCATTGCAGCGTCGTCTTGCTAAACTGTCTGATGTATCAGTAAATGATGTACTTTGGGTTGGTAACAACGCTAAAGACAAAATGAAAGACGATGGTTTAACTGAACTGCTACAAAGTGAGGTTAAAAGTAACGTCACTAAACAGGTTAATGAAAATATTTCCATTGAAGATTTTGTTAAGCATGTACTGCCTGTAACACAGTCAATGGAAGTGTTGATGAAGAATCGTCTTCAGAGCAACCTGATGACCCTCACAGCACCTGCTAATGAAGACGCACGTAACATCTTCAAATGGTCTAACCCCTTTGCATGGTCCTACAACGGCAACATCACCGATGCCATTAAGGAGAAGGTGAAATTAGCCGGTGGTAATGTCAAAGCTGACATTCGGGTATCTTTGGCTTGGTTCAATTACGATGACCTTGATATCCACTGTCATGGTCCCATGGGTCATGTTTACTTTGGATCCCGTAAAGGAATCCTTGATGTAGACATGAATGCTGGTGGTCGTGAAAGTCGTGAACCAGTAGAAAATCTTGCTTTTGATAATCCTCAAGATGGTCACTACAAAATTGAGGTGAATCAATATTCTCAACGTGAAGTATGTGATATCGGCTTCACAATACAGTTTGTTTCTGACGGTATAAATGAACAGTATCATTACGATGGTATCGTCAAAAATAGAGTGAGTGTGCTGGAATTTTTTGTCAAGAACGGCAAAATTGTAGATCATAAAGTTTTGGATAAAAATCTCAAAACTGAAGGTACTCCTGAAAATATCTGGGGTATTCAGACAGAAACATTTGTTCCTGTTAGTACTCTCATGCTATCTCCAAATTATTGGAATGGTGAGACTGTTGGTAACAAACATTGGTTCTTCCTTTTGGAAGGTTGTAAAACCAGTGAACCAGTACGTGGGATTTACAATGAGTTTTTGCATTCAGAACTGGATGAATACCGTAAAGTATTCGAGGTACTGGGTAATAAAACTAAATGTGAACCTGTGGATGAGCAAATGTCCGGTCTTGGATTCAGTTCCACTAAACGCGAAGAAGTAACTGTTCGTGTTAAAGGAACAAAACTCAATAAAACTTATCTCGTGAAATTCTAAGGAGAAATATTCATGGAAAAGCTATTTGAAAAAGCAAGCCGTGCTGCCTATCGTTTTCCTTCTGTAAAAGGTGAACTTACTGTTGAACAGCTCTGGCATATGCCTTTGCAATCAAACAGTAAATTCGATCTGGATAACGTAGCTCGTGCAGTGAATCAAGAACTCAAATCTGTAACTGAAGATAGCTTTGTTGAAACTCGTAGTAATCCCCGTAAGGGTTCACTGGAAAATAAGCTTGCTATTGTTAAGTATATTATCCAAGTGAAAATCGAAGAGAACAAAGCAAAGCGCGAAGCATCTCAACGTCAAGAAGAAATCCGTAAACTGGAAGATATTCTTGAACGTAAACGTCATCAAGAACTTGAAGGCAAAGAAGCTTCTGAGATTGAAAAACGACTGGAAGAACTACGTAAAGGTTAATCCTAGACGTAAGTGAACAGTACACAGAAAAGCCAGAGATTTTCTCTGGCTTTTCTTTTTAGAGATAACCATGAGTACATTAATTGGATTTTTCATCCTATTAGTATTAGTGATCTTATATCAAAGACACATAACAGCTATAGCATGTGCTTTGTTAGGATTACTTTTCATTAACTTTTTGGGTGGAATCATTATAGGTTTCATAGTCTTCTGGTTAATGAAAGATAGTTCTGATCCAGAAGATGAAAACTTCAAACCCTGAACCAAGGAAAAAACATGTTCCCTGCAACAGCTAAAATTATTGCTCACAGCATGAGTCCTGCTGAAATTCAACTAATTACTTTTCAACTGCGTTACTGGCGCCCAGTCCACGCTGAATTGATGACACACCGTGTATTCAGCCGTAATGCTGGTAGTAGTCGTGCAAGGCCCAGTGCCAAGATCATTGAGCAAGTCCGACATGAACCATGGGGACCACTGCATTGGGGTAAGAATCAGCCCGGTATGCAAGCTAATACAGAGCTTACTGACTTTGAATTAACTCAAGCCCAAGAACAATGGTTCATGGCAGCGAATGACGCAGCCGATCACGCCAGTTCTTTGCTTAAACTTGGTGCGCACAAACAGGTAGTTAATCGTTTGTTGGAACCTTTCACCTACATTGATGTATTAGTGACAGCCACTGATTATAACAATTGGTATGCACTACGTGACCATCCGGATGCATACCCTGAAATCAGACAACTAGCTGTTGCTATGAAATCTGCTGTAGAGAGTAGTACCCCAAAGATCTTGGAACACGGTGAATGGCACTTGCCCTACATCACTGAGCATGATTGGGAATTAGCTCATGCTGAGCTTAAGAAGAATCGTATTGTTCGTAGTGAACCTACTAGCTACGAAAAAATGCAATTGCTTCGTAAAGTGAGTGCTGCCCGTTGTGCCCGTATTTCCTACAAAGCTTTTGATAATTCCAGTAGCTTTGAAAAAGACCTGGAATTGTTCAATAAACTTCTTGTAGAAGAACCACTTCATGCATCTCCGGCTGAACATCAAGCTACTCCTGATTTCTATGAACACACAAAGGATGGTCCACAATGGTCAAGCGAAGAACTCCATGGAAACTTCCGAGGGTGGATCCAGTTTCGCAAGATGCTGCCAAACGAGTCAGTTCAGTGGTAGAAGAAACATATTATGAAACAGTTTCAGAATATATAAATGAAGAGGCTGAAAGAAAAAATATCTACAATAAGAAGGTTAATCAAGCTACTCAATTTGCTAATGAACCTGACAGCCAATCTTATAATGATTGGGTTGCATTATTTTTTATGGGACTTACTTTAGCTGGTCTTGAGTTATTACCTATAGAAACAGGAATTACACCTAGACCTTATTGGGTACGCGCTCCTTTACCTCCTCTCAGTGATCCAGATGCTTGGACAGTCAGTTGGATTATTGAGGTTGATGCTTTCCATGATGGAGTAAAGTCTAATGACTCTTAATGAGTATTTAGCTTCAAAGAGAATTCTCACTGATCACATTAATGATAAAAACATGTCTTCCTGTTTTGGTGATAGTTGGACTGTAGAAGATCTATCTCAGCTAACTTTATTAGCTGCTATGAATGGATTAGTGCTAATAGACACTGAGAAAGCTTTTGAAATGGAACAAGAACCTTTGTTATGTGGGTTGATTAGAATCCCCACATATGGCTTTCATTACGTATATCCGGCAGACCAAATAAACAATTCTTAGGAGAAACCGATGCGAGTATCGCATGAACAAGATCATGTAACTCATGCTGTAGTTGGCGGCGAACAGTCAATTGATTTTGGTGTTTCAGATACCGCTGAATTCTACCATATGATGTCTAGTACTCTATACAGAGATCAAATCCTTGCTGTTGTTCGTGAGGTACTCTGTAATGCTTGGGACGCTCATATTGATAATGACATTATGGATAAACCTGTCAGAGTAACCCTAAACCCAAATGAACTTGTAATTCGGGATTTCGGTAAAGGTATTTCCAAACAGGATATTGGACCAATTTACGGTGTATATGGTCTATCTACTAAAAAGAATGACGGTAAGCAAACTGGTGGTTTCGGTCTTGGCAGCAAATCTCCTTTTGCTTACACAGATCACTTTGATGTGGTTTCTTACCATCAAGGTATCAAAACCATTTACAACATGAGTAAATCTTCTGCTCAAAAAATGGGTAAACCGAGTATTACACCTATTGCTTCTTTGCCCACTGAAGAATCTGGTTTGTCTGTTAAGATCAAAATTAAAGACCACAGCGATTTCACTCGTTTCAAACTCCTTATCCACCGTATTGCTTATAACGGTGATATGAATGTTGAGTTGAATGGTGAGCTATTACCAAAATTAGAATTTGATACAACAAAAAGTAACTATTTGGTAATTAAAAACACTCAGCTTATGGACACCAGTTCAACTATTTATGTTCGATATGGTAATGTTATCTATCCTGTTGAATATGGTTCAGAAATCGAAAGTAAATATGATCAAATATCCGGTGTATTACGTAAGCTGGCTTCTAGGCAGACCGGCAGTTATCAAATCATTTTTCAAGCACCACCAAACAGTATCTCTGTAACTCCTAGTCGTGAATCACTTTCAATGCAGGAACATACAATAGATACTTTGAGAAAACTGTTTGATAATTTTATGAAACTCTATAAAACTGAGTTTTATCAATCATGTTCTAAAGCAGCTTTAAACAACATTGACGAGGCTATTCAAAGTAAAGATGTAGCTGCTTTGCTTAGTAAAAATGTTTGTTTACCGTCAAAAGACAACGCTGATAACGATTTTGAACCTAAAAAGCTCAATGATATCAATGAACTCGCTGACAAATATGTATCTGCAAATTATCCCGCAGGGATTGCCTTTAGAAGAAAGGATATTGCACGTCGTATTAACGGCTTAATTCGGGAAGGTGTTGTTGACCGTGGTTTAGCTCAAAGTTATATAAAACAACTACAGAGAGCAACAACAATAAATACAGTACGTATGTACGGTCCAAGATTCCCCGATAGCTCTAACTGGTTGCAACGTAAAATTGTTTATCCCGTCATCAAAAAGATGGATGAAACTGAGTTCATGAGTCACAAAAAACTTTATGTTTTTGATGATGAGCTAACGGATCGTGGTTATAAATCCCGTGGTGAAAGAATCCCCATGGTTCCGGCAACTGGTGCAAATCTTGTTAATACCTTCACTGGTATGGTTTATCTAAGGAAAATTGTTGTTATTTCTTACGGTAAACTGGATATGTGGGCACGAGCCAAAAACAAAGATATATTTGACAAGCTAGGTAACCATCCTGGATTCTTGTTTTATCATACAGGACGTAAGATAAAAGAAAGAGAAGAAGCTGTTAAATTCTTCACTGATCTTGGTATGAATGTGATTGACCTAACTAAAGAAGCCAATCCATTTAGAAGTGATACTCCTCAAAGAGCCACACCGAGAAAAAAGAAAAAGGGATTAGCTAAACTGAGTTCAGTGCATCAAGGCCCTAACCATACAATTGACATTCGTCAATCAAGGCTAGATTCAGCAGAACGTATCACTGAACCAAAATTTGCTATGTTCCTGCCAATTAATGAAAACGTATCAACTAAATCCATTGGTATATTTAATTCAACTGACTCACGTATTATCGTCGAGTTATTTGGAGATGAGGGTGGTCTAGCAGTTAATAATAAACAGTTAGATACTTGGCTAAGTAAACCAAATATTAAAACATTCAAAGAATACGTCGCAGAAAAAGTAATTAATTACCTGAAAAATAATAAGAATACAAAAGCACTTTGGGAATTTGATCTTGATCGTACCATACATTATGGTAGTTCAGTGGATAGATTCAGATTTAGTGAGGACTTGTTAAAAGTAGTTTTCAATAATGCTGAATTAAGAATTAAACACAAACTACCTAATCCACCTACACCAACTGAAATTAAATATTTCAGACTTTGGAAAAAAATATCTGATTCATATACATGGAGTCAGATGGATATAGTTAAAGACTATATTGATGAACTAGAAAAAATTCCTCTTTCTCCGGTTTGTAAGGGTCTTGTTGATAAAATCATTAAAAATGATTCAGCAGAATTTATTAAAGTTTATGCATTATCTAGTGCTTTAAATTCAACTGATAAAAAATCTAAGAGGTATAAAATTGCTCGTGAAATCTTTGACACTATCTTCGACAACTAAGGAATATAACCATGAGTAAAGTGATTGTCCGTATTGTTGCTATTGTTGTAGATAAGCAACACCTAACCATGTACAAGGAAGACGGTGATACCATTATCATTCGTCAAGGTGATCATCGTGTACGGAAAATTGTAGATGAGGTCACACCTATTATCGCTAAACAAGGATATGCAGATATTGATCTGTCCTCTGAATACAGTAACCCATACCAACGCTTTGAGGAGAAATCGAACGGTTCTGTTCGTTTGTTCCGTGTAGCTAAAAACAAATTGAAAAGTTTGTTTGGTATGGATAACGATGAAAAACCTGTTGAAGTTGCTTCTATTGGAGTTGTACCTCATAAAGACTTTGATCAGGCGAAAGGTGAAAACCTCCACAACGCAGTAAATGAAATCATTGAAAATGCTGTTTCTGTTAGTGATCCCTCATTTAATGAGGAAAGTGTATCCCAACAAGGTAAAATTACTGATAAGGAAAAACGTGGTTCAACGGAAGAATCTAATTACAGTGATACTGTTGTAGCACTTGTGAATGGTAAGATCATTCCCGGTATGGAAAAAATCAAATCCCAGTTTGCTCGTGCAACTAAATTAGGTTCAACCAAAGGTGTAGAGAATTTCCTACTTCGCCTTAGTTCTGTAATTGACGAACGTAAGCACTCTGTGGATGATCTGCTCAATTTCATGGAACGCGGTGATCTACCTATTGCTGATGATGGTTCCATACTGGTCTATAAAGTTCTACGTACAACATCTGAAAAAGATGTGTTTGTAGACTGTCATTCCAAGAAAGTAAAACAATGGGTTGGTGCTTATGTTTGTATGGATCCATCCATGGTAGACCATGATCGCCGTAAGGCATGTTCTAACGGTCTGCATATTGCCCGCCGTGGTTACCTCTCTGGTGGCTTCACAGGTGATGTTTGTGTGCTTGCTAAGCTTGCACCTGAAGATGTGATTGCTGTTCCTGAGTACGACGCAGATAAGCTCAGGGCTTGTGGTTATCACATCATTGGTCTGCTCAGTGATGAACACCATCAGCTCATTAAAAACCATAAGCCGATCAGTGAAACCACTAAAGGTAAGATCATTATTGGTAAAGCTATTGCTGGTGAGCATATTGGTAAAACACATGAAGTTCGTATTACCAAACAACAAGGTGAAGGTGTCATTGTTACAGAGTTAATCAAAGACGCTAAGCCAGTTAAGACTACCAAAGCTAAACCAGTAGATGCTCTATCTGATGTGGATGAAGAAACCAATGATGAAGTTGTTGATCCCAAAAAAGTAGCAAAAGACTTCAATGATCTCACTCGTAAAGAACAAGTTAACAGACTTGTTGAACAAATTAACACTATGTTCAAGCGTGAACAGTGGGAAGAAGTAAAAGCACTTTGGGTTGTATTGCAAAGTACTAAACGTAAAAGCAAAGTGAGTTGGGAAAAATTAGGTGTTAGCTCTGCATTCCTAAAATCTATGGATTCTGTAGTTAAGCACTCTAACTCAGTTAAAGAAATTCCCAAAGCTATTCCTAACAAACCAATCAATAAAACAAAAAGAGAAATCATTCATGAAATGATTCCACCAACTACTAAACAACAAGCTCTTGATATTATTTCTATCAAAAAGAAAGCTAAAAAAAGTTGGTCTAGTTTGGGAGTTACGGAAGAGCAAGTTAAACATATTGAGTCAATGTCTCAAAAATAGTCCCTTCCGGGATACCTCTAGTTAAAGTTATACTGGGGGTATCCTCATTACTGAACCAGAAAGGAAAGCACCATGTCTAATGCCTATCGTGCAAACCGTAAGGCGTCTGACGCTGACATCATTCGCTTGAACAGCGTAGGGCTGTCCCTGGCGACGATTGCCCGAGCGTTAGACTGTCACCCCACAACGATCACTTTACGCCTCAGATCACTGAACATTGCCCCTGCTGATACACGTCGTTCTTTCATGGAGGACGTGTTTCTTTCCTTGGATCTACCAACCCAAGAGTGGTTAGCCGATGAGCTAAGCTCAGGCATGTCTGTGAAAGAGTATGTACGTGAATTAATCGTTCAAGAGCACCAACGACACCTTAAACCTAAGGAGAAACAATCTAATGAGCACTCTCTACAACATTCACGAATGGTTTCAGAAAGCGGTACCCCAACCGACGGGCAAGAATCTAGCAGTACAAACGGGAGTACATCTTGAAGAAGTATGTGAATTCGTAAGGGAAATGCGTACTAATGATCTTCATGCTAGAGCATTGATTAAAAATCTAAATGATAGTTTAAATGATCTAGCTGATTATCTTAAAACTAAAGACATTCAAATTGAATTCCCTGATCCAGTAGAAACACTGGATGCTTTGTGTGATCAAATTGTCACTTCCGTGGGCATTGGTTACATGCTTGATATGGATGTTCCTGGTGGTACAGAGGAAGTCACAGATTCTAATTGGTCCAAGTTTGTCGATTATGAACCACAATTCGATGAAAACGGTAAAATTGACAAAGGACCGGACTACTTCAAACCAGATCTCACCTCTTATGTTTAATACTTAACAAGTTTGGGGATCCTTTTCTGGATCCCCCTCAAGGATAATTCCCATGAATCAAGATTCTCGTGATCCTTTGAACCAAGGACAACAGGCCGCTGCTGACGGTTTTTTTCAGTTTCTCTTTGACGAAGGAAACGAGTTAATTATCAGTGGTCCTGGTGGTGTAGGTAAAACTTTCCTTATGGGTCATCTCATTGATGAGATTATGCCCAGATACCATGAGACCTGTGCCTTGATGGGTATCAAAGCTCACTACCAAGATGTGGTGATGACCGCCACCACCAACCAAGCAGCAGAAGTTTTAGGTGCTGCTACCGGTAGACCTGCCACTACCATTCATTCCTTTCTTAACCTGAAAGTCACAGATGATTATGCTACTGGTAGAAGTATCTTAACTAAAACAGCAAACTGGAAAGTACACCATAACCTAATTATTTTTATTGATGAGGCTTATATGACTGATCGTGCTCTGTTGGCAAAATTACGGGAAGGTACACATAATTGTAAGATCGTATTTGTTGGTGATCATTGTCAGTTGGCTCCCATCATGGAACCAGTAAGTGCAATATCCACACAGAACTTACCTTTCTATGAACTAACTGAACCAATGCGCAATGGTGCTCAACCTGCATTAATGAGAGTTTGCCAACAATTACGAAACACTGTTGAGACTGGTGATTTTCATCCAATACAAATTGTTCCCGGTGTCATTGATTACCTTGATAATGCTGAAATGGAACAAGAAGTAAATAGAGTCTTTACAGATCCAAACACTAATTCCCGTATCCTGGCTTATACCAATGCTCGTGTAGTGGCATATAACGATCATATTCGGGATATCCGTCAGCTAACTGAAACGTATACTCTGAATGAAAAACTAATTAATAACTCAGCAATTCGTATGCGTAACGGTATGCTGTCTGTTCAAGAAGAAGTTGAGATTATCCATCTTGATCATTCTTCACATAACGTAGAGATTGCTGAAGATGTGTTCCTACAGGTTATTGCGGCAGATATCAAAACACGTTTTGGTGATATCTATAAAGGTGTTCATTTACCTGTTGATAAAGACCACTTCAACGCTTTAATTAAATTCTATCGCAGACAAAAGAACTGGAATCGTTATTTCTATCTTAAAAATAACTTTCCTGATCTACGCCCGCGTGATGCGGTAACCGTACACAAAGCTCAAGGTAGTACCTTTGATTCTGTATTTATTGATCTCGGTAACCTATCTACTTGTCACAATCCCAATCAAGCTGCTCGACTGCTGTACGTGGCTTTTACTCGTGCTTGCGGTAGAGTAGTGCTCTACGGGAAACTGGCTGATAAGTACGGAGGGGTTATCCAATAGGAGTTAATCATGGGAGATGGTCAAATCCTCCAATGGATAGAAAGTATAAAAAGACAATTGTTCAAAGCTGAGCTTAGACGACATAACGAAATCATTGAAGAACTTAATGAACGTAATTCAAAAATCAAACAAATTCAATATATAGGATTTACTCATAGAGGTGATTTCTTCATTCCAAAAAGCTGTCAACATATAAGAATAAAACCAAAGTTACCAACATTAGCTTTTGAATTAATACCAGAAGCTGAAAAATTCTTTTTAGAGCTGGATAAATTTAATTTGGATAGTAAACAGATACACCAGATACTTTTTAAGCTGCTAAACCCTTGTATGGATAAGCAAGATATAAGAGACGCTTTGCCTGAGTGTATTGTCGCTTTATTTCCAAAACTTTCAGCTATAGAAAGAAGAAATGAACCTCAATGGTCTATCAGAAATAACCCTCGTGCTATAAAAGAGTATCAAAAAATACTCCCCAAAATTGAAATGTATTCGATGTCTCGTTTGCTGTATTAAGGAACTGCCATGCGTTACCTGACGCTCACCGATCAAGAACAACCCAGCTATCCTCTAGCGCTATTGGTTCCCACTATCCGTAAAAACGAAATTCAACAAGAATATATAGATCCTTTTGGTATTCCTTATGAAGATGTGTTGATCATGGATCTTCACTACTCTCAGATTAAAAAGAAAACTCCTGTATCTGAAATCAAGGAGTATATCAAAAGTGAACTCGTACCGGCATTAACAGATATCAAAACTAAATATATTGTTGTTGCTGACGGGGATTATTTTAAAGTACTCACAGGTGTTACCAAAGTAGAAGTAAATTTGGGTTATGTCTTAGATTGTGCTTTTGGTCCGTGGAAAGTTATCTACGTACCAAACTATCGATCTATTTTTTATGACCCAGAAAAAGTACGCAATAAAATTAAACAAGGCATGGATGCTTTGATTAGTCATGCTTCTAACCAGTATGTTGAACCGGGGAATAGTATTATTCACTTTGCTGAGTACCCCCGAACCAATAAGGAAATTCAGCAATGGTTAGATAAACTTCTTGAGATGGATTGTGATCTAGCTATCGATATCGAAGCATTCGATTTGAAGCACCATAAAGCTGGTATCGGTACGATTACCTTCTGTTGGAATAAGCATGAAGGTATTGCTTTCCCTGTTGATTACGTAGAAATCCCAGGCGCTACAGAAGCACCTTTCGGTAAGCAGGTTAGAAATGATTCTATTCGTCAGATGCTGCGGATATTTTTTGAGCAGTATGTGCAGAAAGTAATTTACCACAATATCACTTATGACGTGTATATTTTGATTTATGAACTATACATGACAGAAATTCTTGATACTAAGGGATTACTTAAAGGTATTGAGGTATTGCTCAAAAACTGGGATGACACTAAGCTAATTACTTATTTAGCAACAAACTCATGTTCCGGTAATAAATTATCTCTTAAAGATCAAGCACAAGAATTTGCTGGTAACTATGCTAAAAGTGATATCTACGATATTACAAGAATACCTTTACCAGATCTTTTGAAATATAACCTTGTAGATGGTTTATCAACTTGGTATGTCCACGAGAAACATTGGAATACTATGATTGCTGATAAACAAGGTGATATATACGAAAGCCTGTTTAAAAAAGCTGCTACTGATATCATCCAAATGCAGCTTACAGGTATGCCTATTAACATGGATGAGGTTAAACGTGTAAAGAGTATTCTTGAAAGTGACGAAAAGAAAGCACTAGATACGCTGCACAGCAGTTCAATAGTTCAGCAATACACTTATCGTATGAACGAGAATTGGGTTAAATGGAAGAACTCCACACTTAAAAAGAAAAGAGTTACTTTGGCTGATGCTAAGGAAGTATTTAATCCAAACTCAAATCCTCAATTACAAGATTTACTCTATAATATGCTTGGTTTACCTGTCTTATCTTTAACAGACAGTAAACAACCTTCAACAGATAAAGATACTATTAAAGCTCTGTTGAATCATACAAGTGACAAATTCATTAAAGAGTTCCTTAAAGCTTTACAGGATTTTTCTGCTGTTACCAAGATCCTCAGTAGCTTTATTCCAGCAATGGAAAATGCTGCTCAAGGATCTGATGGTTGGCATTACCTGTTTGGGAACTTTAACCTCGGTGGAACAGTGTCAGGCCGGTTAAGTAGTTCAGATCCAAACCTACAAAACCTTCCTGCCACTGGGTCCAGATACGCCAAACTGATCAAGGGCTGCTTCCAGGCTCCTCCTGGTTGGCTCTTCTGTGGTCTGGATTTTGCATCCTTGGAAGACCGCATTTCAGCGCTTACCACCAAGGATCCTAACAAGCTTGCTGTCTACCTTGATGGGTATGATGGTCACAGTCTCCGTGCCTACACATACTTTAGTGAGCAGATGCCGGATATTGATCCTGACTCAGTAGAAAGTATTAACTCGATCCAAGAAAAATATAAGAGTTACCGACAAGAAAGTAAGGCACCGACATTTGCACTAACGTACCAAGGAACCTTCAAAACACTCATGACCAATTGCGGTTTCTCCGAAGAAGACGCTAAGATCATTGAGGCACGTTACCACGAGCTTTATCAGGTCAGTGACGCTTGGGTACAGGATAAGCTGAACCAAGCAAGCAAGGACGGTTATGTCACTGTGGCGTTCGGTTTACGGGTAAGGACACCACTGCTTAAGCAGGTAGTCATGGGTAACAGCAAAACACCTTATGAAGCTATGGCAGAAGGCAGAACAGCAGGTAATGCATTAGGTCAATCATGGTGCTTACTGAATAGCCGAGCTAGTGGTGAGTTTATGGAAAAGGTGCGCAAAAGTGAGCACAGACTAAATATTCGTCCTTGTGCTCATATCCATGATGCCCAGTATATGTTAGTGAAAGATGATATTAGTGCGGTGCTTTATGCTAACAAACATCTTGTTAAAGCAGTAGAATGGCAAGAGCACCCCGATATCGCTCACGATGAGGTTAAGCTGGGTGGGGAGTTTTCAATCTTCTGGCCTGATTGGTCAAAGGAGATTACTATCCCCAATGGAGCCACCGAATCAGTTGTTAGATCTGTAATCGAAAACCATCTGTTATCGGAGTAGTGCTGTACCTTAGTCTAAATAAAGGGGATCAGTCCATGTCTGCAAAGCCTACCCCATTTAAACGGGGACAGACTTTTAGTTTCCTGTTGGAAATACCTGCTGAAATTGATGATGGAGCTTTGAACAGTTGGAAACCAACTGCTCAATTGCGTCGAGAACGTGATAACACTCCTACCGGTAAAATTGCTGATATGAACTGCTTTTGGGCAGATCCAGGTATCAACAGATATCTAACTGTATATCACAATAACACAGGTAGCTGGCCTTTGGGTTTAGCAGAATTCGATGTTTTGCTTACTTCATCTGATGGTCAGCAGTTACGATCTACAACAGCACTTTTCGATATTCAAAGAGGTATCACAAAATGAGTATTTCCCCTTCTGCACTGGAGGGGTTAAGCCTCTCCTTAGTTGGTACTCCCATTCAAGGGCCTCCAGGGAACCAAGGTCAAAAAGGTGACAAGGGTGACCCTGGTCCTGCTGGTCCTCAAGGCATAAAAGGAGATAAAGGCGATACCGGTGATACCGGACCCAAGGGGGATACTGGTTATCCTGGTCCTCAGGGTATCCAAGGCCCAATTGGACCAGAAGGTCCACAAGGCCCTCAGGGTCCACAAGGTGAAAAAGGTGATTCAGGTCAAGGTCTGATACCCCGTGGTGATTTTGTTTTAGGTGAAACTTATAACCCAAATGAGTATGTATTCTCCCTTGGTTCTGGGGGTGTTACATCTATGTTCATTTGCCAATCTACAGTTTCATTTGTTGCAGATGAAACACCATTAAATGACCCCACTAATTGGACCGAATTTGAAGCACCAGCCGGTGCTGATGGTAAGTCTGTTGAGTTACAAAAAAATGCTACGCATATCCAATGGCGCCAGGAAGGTGGTAATTGGCAAGATCTTATTGCTGTAGCCGATCTTCAAGGACCACAGGGCATTCAGGGTGAGCAAGGCCCTGCTGGTGACCCTGGAACGGATGGTATAGATGGTGAAGACGGTAAGACCATCTACACTGTGTCCGGTGCTCCAAGTGCTGCTACAGGCGTTGATGGTGATTACGCTATTGATCCAACTGCACAAATGTTCTATGGCCCTAAAGACTCTGGATCCTGGCCTGCTGGTGTCAGTATTAAAGGGGAAAAAGGTGATCCTGGGGATGGTACTACTGTTGATGAAAGTCAGTTCCTTAAAAAAGTAACACCACCCATTGTTCAATCAGGTACTGCACTGACTGTTACCGCTGCTTGGACAGGTGAAGTTGTTGAGTTAACGGCTGCCACTAACCAAACAATCACACTTCCAGAAGATGCTACAGAAAACTTACCTGTTGGTTCCCAAGGTGTATTTTGGGTAACAGGTGATGGTGTACCAACTTTCCAAATTGAGGGTACAGATCAACTTATCTCGTTCAATGATTTAGTAACCGCTGCTGGTAAAAACAGTTGGGTTACATGGTACAAAGCCGCATCTGGTCGTTGGACTCTTGGAGGACAGTTAGCATGATGTTACCAATGCTCCATGGATTATTGTCCTCTAAAGCAGGTATTGTACCCCCAGCTGAAGCTGAAGCACCTACTGGTTTCTTAACAGGTGATACTCTTATTGAATCAAGCACATCAACACTAACACCTGCACGTCCTGTAGGTGGAGGTGATGGTACATATTATGCCTGGATTATGCACCGAGACACTCTGACTTTACCTGCTGGTTGGGAAGAAGTAGCTACTCAGTTTGTTGGTAATCAGGAACTAAACCAAGCACTGACAGTAGCTAAAGCCCCTGCGTCAGTAACTAATATGACTTTTACCCAAGCAAGTGCTCAACGGTTTCTCGGTGTGGTTTTAGAAACAATAGGTGGTAGTGATTGGATTGAAACAATTACAAGCCAAGATGGTATTAATGTAAATGGTTGGCATGTTGGGTCAACAATCACACCTCCCGGTAAAGGTATTGTTATGTCGGGTAGTTGCTCCACCCTTGCAAATACTAGTGGAGCAACTGAATATATGAGTACTCTACCTAGAATTACTCCTTATGATGTTGACGATAACCGTCTCTGTGTTGCTACAGGTAATGTAGTTAAAAATAATGAAGTAACACCAGAATTTTATTCTGAACCTTCTAATACCGAATTAGCAGAAATTTCTATCACTTTAACCGATAATTCAGAAACTCCAGAAGAATTTTCAACAATACCTTTTATTACTCGATGGAAAGCTGGGGCATTTGGTGAAGACTTTATAGTGTTACCTCTAGTTTCAGGTGGTAATTATGATTTTTGGGTAGATTGGGGTTTTGGGGTAGTAGACCATATAACATCCTATGATGATGCTAAAAACTCATTTCCATTTGCCGACAGCAGTACACCAACATATGATGTTAAAATTTATGGTGAATGTGATCGTTGGCAATTTGGCAGTGTTTCTGCTGCCAGAGATTCATTTAAAGATGTCATTCAATGGGGTGATGTTGAGTGGTCTACTTGTTTTGAAATGTTTAATAATGTTGATTTTGGTGTAGATGTACTTACCGCCACAGATATACCGAATACCACAAATGTAACTGATTTTAGTTATATGTTTGCTCAAAGTAACGGCTTGACAGTTGCGCCCGACCTAGATATGGGTCAGGCTTTAAACGCTAGTAATATGTTTTATCTGTCAGACATAGAACAGACACCGTACTACAACACCGCGCTTTGCCAAGACTTCGGGTATATGTTCTACGGCCTGAACAATTTATCTGGGTTTGGTGGTCTGGATACTTCATCCGCAATTGAAACCAATGACATGTTTTTTGACTGCGAGGGTCTAACCTCCGTCAATATAAATACAACCACAGTTGAAAATTTCTCAGGCATGTTTGCCAATAACGCAAGCATTATAGACTGCGGTACGTTAGACATAGGTAACAATGGTAGTACTATCCTCAACGTTTTCAATAATACCATTAACCTAACAACTTTCCGCATATTAAATGCCAATTCCGAGCTGCAATTAGAAGATACTGCCGTAACTTGGGCAACTATATCGCAGCTTTGGGATGATCTACCTGTTGTAAGTGGAGAGCTTTACCATAGGATTAATATACAAGGCACTCCAGCAGTGTCCGATCCAAACTACGATCCTCAACCGGCCATAGATAAAGGATGGACAGTTACAGACGCATAAGCTTACTGGTAAAGTGGTAGACCTTTTTCTGGTTCTACTGCTGAACTCACCCAGGGGGTCTAAGGATCCCCTTTTTTAACTCTGGAGATGTACTAATGAATGATCCCACTCTCAAACACCACCATCATCTTATTACCGGTGAAATTGTATTTACTGGTAATAATGATGAGGTTAATGCTATCCGAGTTAACGGAGTACTTATCGATCCTGAAATCAGTATTCCTACCCGTTTACTTGGCAAAGCTCAGCAAATTCTTCAGTTAAATTTCCATCAGAAAATGCAAGACGATAAAATCAAAGTTCTTGATGTTATCTTACTAAACTTCACCTATTTAGGTCATATGACTCAAGAAGAGTTTCATAAAGACCCTGAGGGTATGAAGCGTCAAGAGAAGAAAGAATCTGCTGAAAATAAACCAGATCTTTCTGTTGTTGGAACCAAAGAGGGGAACGACAATGGTTCAGAAGGCCAAGAATAAAACAATCAATGCAGCACTGGATAACCAGCAAAATAACCTATCCGGTGGCTTTACTAATTACTATCTCGCTCAAGTAGATAATCCACAGCGGGATGAACAAGAACCTTATCAAGCTGAATGTGAGGATATCATTGAAGCTCTTGAGATGAATCCTGATGAAGCCAATATTTTTAAAGAAATTTGGCGTACAGCTAATGCTCGAAAGGGTAACGGCAAACCAGGTAATACACCCCTAAGAGCAGCAGAAAAGTATGTTCACTACTCTCGTCGTATTTATCGACGTGCTTTAAGAACAGCTAAAGCTCAGTAACATCCCCAAGCCGTAATCTCCGGTTACGGCTTTTTATTCCAAGGAGATATTCCATGGTTGTAACCAATAAGGGAGATATCCCTATCGGTTTAGCTGTGTGGTTGCTGCATGATGAGTATGACTACGTTAATGAGTCAAATTACATCTCAGTAACCCAATTAATGAAACCACTGAGACACATCATTCTACCTCGCAGAGTACCCGCAGAAGACCGTGTAGCAGACCTGGAAGATTACACCTCTCGTGCTTTGGGTAACTCTATCCATGATTCTATTGAGAAAGCCTGGATCAAGGGTTATGAGCGCAGCCTTAAGCTACTAGGTTACCCAGACAGTATGATTAAACGTGTCTGTGTAAATCCCACAGACGAAGAATTGGCAACTATTGAAAACCCCATTCCTGTTTACCTGGAACAACGTAGTATCCGTGAGTTTGGTAAATACAAACTTGGTGGTAAATATGACATGGTTGCTGAAGGTATTGTTCACGATAACAAATCAACTTCAGCATATACATGGTTATTTGGAACCAGAGATGAAGAGCACCGTCTTCAGGGTAGTCTTTATCGTTGGCTCAATCCAAAGAGAATCACTGAAGATTTTATCCGTATTAACTTTATCTTCACTGATTGGCAAAAAGCTCAAGCTGCTCAAAATCCCAAGTATCCCCAAAAGCGTTTACTTCATAAAGACATTCCTCTTCTGTCTATTCAAGAAACAGAAGATTGGATCCAAGCTAAACTTAATTTGGTAGAGAAATACATCGATAGTCCTGAAAAGGATATTCCTGAATGCACAGATGAAGAACTCTGGCGTTCAGAAACTCAGTATAAGTACTACGCTAACCCCGAGAAGACCACTGGTCGATCCACTAAGAATTTCTCTGATCCAGCATCAGCAAAGAAATACATGATGGAGAAAGGTGGTAAAGGTGTAATCGTCACTGTTCCTGGTGAGGTTAAGCGTTGTAATTACTGTGATGCTTTCCCTATCTGCACCCAAAAGGACAAGTACTTCTCATGATTGATCTAACTGGAGTCAGTCACCATCCCGCAATTGAAGAAATTGTGGAGGTGCTCTGTAATAAAACTCAGAATACTGATCGTGGTTTCTTTAGGACTGAAGTGGCTTACTTTTTGGCCAAGCTTGCTAGCAATATGCGGGCAACCGTTGTCACGAAGGATCGTGGCGAGATTCCAGTAAATCTGTACGCACTAGCTTTAGCTACTTCTGGCTTCGGTAAAGGCCATTCAGTGAACGTCATGGAAAATGAGTTCATCAGGGGCTTTAAGAAAAGATTCACAGAAGATACTATGCCAATTATCGCAGAGAAACATCTCTGGGATATTGCCAATGATCGTGCTCTCCGCAAAGGTACTGACCAACAAGAAGAATACGATAAGGTAGAGGGCGAGTATAGGCGTGCTGGTGCGTTCCCGTTTACTTTTGACAGTGGTACCCCACCTGCTGTTAAACAGCTACGCCACAAGCTACTTCTGGCAGGCTGTGGCTCAATCAATCTACAGATTGATGAAATCGGTTCTAACCTGCTTGGTTCAGTAGATGTTCTTACTTTGTTCCTGGAGCTTTATGACCAGGGTATTGTGAAACAGAAACTAACCAAAAATACCAATGAGAACCAACGGAGTGAGGAGATCGATGGTAAAACCCCAACGAACGCTCTGTTATTTGGTACCCCAAGCAAGCTGTTAGATGGTGGTCAGACCGAAGATCAGTTCTATTCTTTCCTGGAAACAGGGTATGCACGCCGATGTATCTTTGGGTATGGACAACATGATCGAAAAGCCTTTAACTCGATGTCCCCTGAAGAGATCTACAAGCGGTTGATCCAGCCAGCAAACCACAATCTGGTGAACAAATGGGCAAATCAGTTTGATAAATTAGCTGATCCCGCCATGTTCGGTTGGAAAATGGTAGTAGAAGATGATGTAGCTATACGTCTCTTGGAATACAAAATTGCATGTGAAATGTCTGCTGACAACATGGCAGATCATGAAGAGATACGTAAAGCAGAACTCAGTCATCGGTACTTCAAGGCACTCAAATTAGCAGGTGCTTATGCTTTCATTGATGAAAGTAGTGAAGTGGAGATGGATCACTTAATGCAAGCAATTCTCTTGGTGGAAGAGTCTGGTGCTGCTTTTCAGACAATTCTCAATAGAGAAAAAACTTACGTTAAGTTGGCCAAATATATTGCTTCTGTTGGTTCAGAAGTAACCCATGCTGATTTGTTGGAAGCATTGCCATTTTATAAATCAGGTAATGCTGCCCGTAATGAAATGATGACTTTAGCGACAGCATGGGGTTACAAAAAGCATATCATCATTAAGAAATCTTTTATTGATGGTATTGAATTCTTCAAGGGTGAAACTTTGGAGGAAACTGATCTAAATGAAATGGTGGTGGCTTACAGTGATCATTGGGCTTATCACTATTTGGGTGAGCGTGTTCCTTTTGATCAACTGCACGTAATGACTCAAGCAAAAGGAATGCATTGGGCAAACCATTTCTTTAAAAATGGCCACAGAGCCGAAGAGAATGTCTTTGCTGGTTTCAACATGGTCGTTATTGATGTCGATGGCGATATCAGCTTAGATGCTGCCCATGAACTTATGAAAGAATATAAGTTCATGACTTATACCACTAAACGACACACTGAGGAGGAGAATAGATTCAGACTTATTCTTCCCATCAACTACATGTTGGAATTGGATTCTGAAGAGTATAAAGAATTCATGAACAATGTGATGGGATGGTTACCGTTTAAAACAGATGATTCAGCTAACCAGAGATCCAAGAAGTGGGAGAGTTTCGATGGAAACTACCATTATAATTTTGATGGTGAAATTCTGGATGCTTTGAAGTTCATTCCTAAAACAAGTAAGAATGAATCTTATAAAAAGCAATTCCAGCAAGTGCAGTCCTTGGATAATCTGGAGCGTTGGTTCGCTCAACGCATCAGTACAGGTAATCGTAATAAGCAAATGCTGAAATACGCATTAGCTCTTGTTGATAATGGAATGAGCCTTGTGGATGTTAATAAACAGGTTCATGAATTTAACAGCAAAATCAACAATCCACTTGATGCTTCAGAGATCGAATCAACGATCATGATTACTGTGGCAAAACGCTATCAACGCACCTAACCATTAGGGATAATCAGTTCTTTCTTTGGTTTTGAACTGGTTATCCCACAACAGGAGATTGATATGTCTCACGACCCGAATGAACCCAATGACCAGCTAGTACTGGTAGTTGGTTATTCAGCCACGGGTAAGAGTGCTTCTCTTAGAAATATCAGAGATCAGGATAAGTGGCTTTATCTGAATACTGAATCTGGTAAGCGCTTACCCTTCAAAAATAAGTTTCAATCATTTCGTATTTCAGATCCTTATCAAGTGTTTGAGGCATTTGATCATGGTACAGATAATCCTGATGTTAATGGTAACATTGTTGACTCACTTACCTTCCTCATGGATATGTATGAGTCTCAGTACGTATTGGGATCTTCTAATACCATGCAAGGTTGGAGTAATTTCCAACAATACTTTAAAGAGTTGATGCAACAGAAGGTCACTCTGTTTAATAAACCAACTATTTTCACTGCCCATGTTCGTGATGACCTTGATGAAAAAAGTATGGAAATGAAAACTTCCGTACCCATTAAAGGTGCATTAAAGAACAATGGTGTGGAAGCTTATTTCTCCACGGTGGTAGCTGCTAAAAAAGTATCCATCAAAGAATTGGAGAAATATGGGAGTAACCTGTTAACCATTACTGAGGAAGAGAAGGATTTGGGCTATAAGCACGTATTCCAGACTCGACCTACAGCAAAAACAACAGGCGAAAGGATTCGATCTCCCATGGGACTCTTTGATAAGAGTCAAACGTATATGGACAATGATGTTCAGCTTCTGCTGGATCATCTAAATGATTTCTACGATTAACTACCTACCTTTGCAAAGGAAGTAATTATCATGAGTATGTTTAATAATCTAACCAATGAAGGTCTCGAAGAAACTCAAGACCGCCTTGGTGGTTTTGCTCCACTGGAAACTGGTATTTACACCGGTGAAATTAAAGCATTGTACGGTGGTAAATCAGCCGGTGGTGCTACCAGTCTTACAGTCATTGTTGATTTTGAGGGTCGTGAGTACCGGGAAACCCTGTATGTCACTAACCGTAAGGGAGAAAACTTCTTCCTGAATAAAGACGACAATACCAAAAAAGTACCTTTACCGGGCTTCACTGTTGCAGATGACATTTGTTTGATTGCAACTGGTGAGCCACTTGCGAACCAGGAACCAGAAGAGAAAGTAATCAAGGTATTCGATTTCGATGCCAAAAAGGAACTGCCTACCAATGTTCCAATGATTACTGCTGCTATCGGTCAAAAGATCTCTCTGGGTATCGTCAAGCAAACCGTTAATAAGAACGAAAAGCAAGGCGATGAATGGGTACCTACTGCTGAAACTCGTGACGAAAATGTCATTGAGAAGGTATTCCATCCTGAGCTAAAACTGACTGTTGCAGAAGCACGTAATGGTCAGGAAGAAGCTAAGTTCTGGGATGCCTGGATCCAGAAGAACGAAGGTCAGACCCGAGACAAGCGTAAGCTTAAAGGTGATCAAGGTGGTGTAACCGGTGCTCCTAAAGCCGGTGGTTCAGCCCCAGCATCATCCGGTCAACCACGTAAAAGCCTGTTTGGTGATAAGTAAGTTTTAGGGGGTGTATTACACCCCCAACTCTCACCTAAACAGGATGAGATATGTGGACAATCGAATTACCAATCCGAGTACCAATATCCAAAAAGAAGTTTTTCCTAATCAATTTGAATATGTACCGTAATGCTCACTTCCAAACACTGAACAAAGCTAAAAAGGTGTTTGCTGAACAGGTATCTCCGTTATTAAAAGGAATACCACACATGAGCGGTTGTACCATGGAATTTGTTCTATATCCTGGTTCCCATCGTCTATGTGATGTGAGTAATATATGTTCAGTCGTGGATAAGTTTTTCTGCGATACGTTGGTAACTTGTGGTCATTTACCTGATGACAACTACAATTACCTAACTGATATACGGTACAGGTTTGGAAAGGTGGATAAAATGAATCCTCGGGTTGAAGTCACTATTTCACCAGTGGGGGAAACCTCACCCATTAATCAGAATCAAAAGGAACAAGACATGCAAATCATCCTCGTCCAAGCCGAAGTAGAACAGGCTATCAAAGATTACATCAGTGAACGTCTCACTCTCAGTGATGGTACTGAAATCCAAATCGATCTGTCCGCTACTCGTGGTGCAGATGGTATTAAAGCTACCATCGATTTGGTTGAAGGCCCCTCTCCTGTGGTAGAGAAAGACAAAGGTGTAAGTACCGATCAACCACAGAAAGCAGAAGCACAGGTTAAAACTGAAGAAGTAAAGTCTGAAGAGCCAGAAGCAGTTGAAGCCCCTGCTACCAAAGAACCAGAGCCAGATGCTGTTGAAGCTGTTGAAGCTAGTGAAGGCAAAGAAGAAGATAAAGAGGAAGAGGTTAAACCAAAAAGCCTATTCTCTAATCTGAGTAAGCCTAAAAATAACTAGTACAGTTATTTTATAGCAGATATAAAAAGCCCCCTGTAAGGGGGCTTTTTATTTGGAGAAGTAAATGAATACTTATTATCATTTTCAACGTAGAAAACTAAAATCCTGGTATTCAATAATTATTGAAACAGATGAGGAAAACGAAAGTAAATATGTGTTCTTTACATCAAAAATACATAAGACAAAAAAACTTAAATTACCTATTTCATTTTCATTAGAATTTACAGATCAACAGATACTTAATGATCGTGATTTAGGAACTCAGTTATATAATAGATATGGAACAGATATTACTGAATAAAAGCCCCCTATCCTTGGGGGCTTTTTATTTTGGTTAGTCCATCAGACTATACCAGGGGTTCAGTTCCCAACTGTTCCAACCCATTTCAGGACCAATTGAGTAACCAAGACTACCATCCATAGCTTGAGTGAAGATGTTATCATTTACTGGTAAACCAACACTGCTGGGTGCAGGTAGAGTTGATGCTACTAAGAAATGTAGAGGATTGTTTCTAAGAGTACTTAAGGCAATCTTAGCAATACGGATCTTGTAGTTGTAAAACCACAGTAGACCCATATTCTCCATATACCCTCTCCAACGTCCCGGTAAGCGATCATAGTTCGCAAACTCGGTAGTTACCCTACCCAAAGCATCAGCACTACTCATTTTCTTACGTTGAGTTAAATCATCGTAGAGTACTGCTTTAGCTACAAAGTCACTGTACTGTACAGACTTTTGAAGAGCCTGGAACAGTGGAGTGTCTTTCATGATTAAACCATACCGGGCAGCCGTTCTGAGTTTGGGGGGCAGCTTATCAATCTGCTTACTGAAGTAGCTGTACAGATTACCAGTAGTCAGTTCCAGATCTTCAGAAGACATACCGATATCCGCAATAGTGCTGAATTCCCCTGCCTGGATCAAAGGCCAGATACTCAGACGCTGATTAGAGTCAGTGATGGATCGGATCTCAGCACGCAGTTTACGCTCCCGTACAAAGTCTTGGCCTACCGCCCTGAGTTCAGCTTCCAAATCAATCTGACGTAAGCGGTTCTTCACATAAGCATTGATCTCTACCAGCTTAGCTGGATACCCACGTTTGATATCCCGTACCGGTACACCTCTACTCACCAACTGGTAAGTGGTTGAAATGAAGTTATACACCGGTACTACCACCGATCTAACAATAATGTTAGTACGAATATCAGACATTATATTTTGTGTGAATTGTTCACCTTTCACTAGAGTTTTATAAGCATCTGGTCCCATTAAACCAACAAAGAAGTTTCTCCAAGCTTCATTAGTTAATGGATCTCTGTTGTTGCTATTGGTCCAGAAATCACCAACAGAAGGGTTACGATAACCTACTGCATCTTCTAGCATATCTTTACGAACCCAGAATTCATCCCCAAATTTGCGATGAATATAATCTCTAGTATCGTCAGAGAATAAATTCACAGCATCTCTTTGTACTGGGCTAAGATTAGAACCAAAAAGGTTCACATACTCGTTGATTTTATCACGGCTAATTTTCATATCAGCCGTATACATATCATGGAGTCTATCAATAGAAGTCTCGTTGAAAATTTGAGACATCTTTTCTTCAACCTGACGACCTCGCCAAACACCTAACATCCGGCTTAGGTCTTGTGATTCAGGTTCCAAACGGGCTTTCTGTGCTGGATCCACTGACTGCTCGTAAGCAAAGATTTGGCCTCTCTCATCGAATACAGGCATCAGGTTCTCAACATCACCCTGTTCTTGAGACAGTCTGCGAGTGATTCGGGTCACATCAGCACGCCCAAAGATACGACCTGCCACCAGATCAGAGGTGAGACCTGTATGGGGATCAACTCCTGAAGCCGTACGGTTGATGTTCTGAATAAAGCCTTGAGCATAAGCAGTACGACCAGAAATAGGAGTAAAGTAGTAGCTCTTGCTTGAGCGTCGGTTATCCACATTACTACCGTTATACGGACCCATGTTCACATAACCACGGATCCGCATATTGGACTCCTGGGCATTCTCTTCAATACGTAGAGATGCACCAGGGCTTTGCTCAGCCGGTATATGGCCTTTGTAGTGGTTCACCAGGGCCTTACCCTTGTTTGCCTTACGAAGCTCTGTTCTACGCTGTCCTTGAAGGTATCCCAGCACGAAGTTGAGACCATTGCTCTCATCCTGAACCAAGGAGGCCATAGCCTGCTTATCCTGGGTGGATAAACCATCCACAGCGTACAGAGTGATCAGTTGATCAATAGACCGTTGTATGGAGCTGTCAGGTGCCTTCCAGCCTGCTTGTCTGGATTCACCAAATAGGTTTGAGATCGCATAAGCATTACGAAGCAGACTGACCCCTGTTTTACCGGTGTTCATGAAAGTGGCAAGTTGCTTCATCTTTCTTTGGTAAATAGGCCAGTGAGCAGTATCACTCTGCTGAATGAGTCCTTCCAGATCGTTGATCAAAGCATCCAGTGAAGTTTGGCTCTGGAATAGATCCACGATATCTTGCGCAGGCATTGTTTCCATCAGGGCTGCCAGATCCGTTTTACCCATAGAACGGTACATTGAGGACCATTCTTCCTGAGACAGCTTTCGACTGAATTTGTTATGCAGCACTCGTGGAATTTCATCTCTAAAGTTCTGACGTAATTGCTGCACTGCTGCCCTGACAGTTTTGATCATGTCATAGACTTGAGCATTGCCTTCGGTACGATCTACAAGGTTGTTCACCAAATCATAGAACGGCTTCCAGATCCGACCACGGTTCATTAATCCCATCAGTTCTTGGGATACCATGTCGGCTCGTTCTTCAGAGGCAATGGACGAAGCCAGCTTTAGGAAGTTACCTGCGAGTTTAGTTGGAAGACTCTGGGATTCCTGTCCTTTGGTTCCAAGTTTGTAACCGGTATCTGCAAGGGTTTGCATACCGTTTACCATCCAATCGTTTACAGCGTCATATTTATTACCAATCTTATCTGTTACCTCGCGGATAGTGGTCTGCTCATCCAAAGCAGCTTTGGTAATCTGATTCATCAAATTATCCATAGCCGCTTTGACATTGGCAGCATCACGCTGACCTGACATACGATTTGACAGTGAATCTGATGCAGTGACCAATAAGTTATCCAAAGCAGCATCCATAGTTTTTTGATCTGACTTAACAGATTTTGGAACCTGCATATTTGCTAAGATATCTCTAAACTCTTGGTTCACAGTGGATAGTGCAATGAACACAGGTAACAGAGTAGTGCGCCCATATGCATCTGTTTGACGATTTACTCGACCCAAAATAGTGTTGTATTTTTCTTGCGCATAATAGCGATCAGCATCAGGGTTACGAGAATTCTCTGGCATAAAGCTATCAACACTCAGGTTTTTAGTTACATGAGTGTATAGCTCCTGCATTTGAGCCAAAGCGTTAGGATCCAATTTAGCTTCAGTAGCCAGAGTAGCTACGATTGTTTTGAATGTGGTGGCTTCATTGATATCCATATTGAAGTGAGCACTTACTGCATCATTCAGAGCATCAATGGCTACTTGGCCTGATTCTGAAAGGAGGCGGTTCTGCTGCACTTCGCGTTCGGTATCGGGATACTCATCTAAGAGATCAACAATCTTGGTTTGAAGAGCATTACGGATATCTCGTAAGCGGGTATTATTCCCATAGGTTGCATGGAATAACGTACCTTCCTGGAATACAGAAGATAGATTTGGCTGAGTACGAATAATGATACCGGTGTTGAATTGTAGATTACTCAACACATCATCAGCGTGTTTAGGAGCGTGCTTACGACCCCAAACTAATTTCTTGATTTCTTGCCACAGATCTTTAGCAAGTTGAACTAACTTGTTCGTTTTTGTTTTCTTCAGTCGATTAGTGATCTGTTCGTTAGTAAGACCCCATGCCATAAACTCGTTAAGGGCTTTAGCCTGTGAGGCAGCAGGATCCATATTCAGATCATTCTGAGCACTCTCAATAGCAGCTCTAGCATTATCAAATGCCATGTACATTTCGTTAGGTAAACCACTTTCCAGATCCATGGAAAGAAAATCATTGAGCATGATCTCCATTCGCTCAATAGCCCTTCTTGCTTCTGGATCCACTTTTTCACCACGATAATATGAAAGCAGTGTTTCATAGGTAGAAGCGTGAACCATTTCGTGGACCAAGGTTTCAGTGGTTGGGTTGATCAGATAAATCACCCGTTCCGCTACTGAAATCACACCGTGAGCCGTAGCATCTCCCGTGTTAATTGAACTCAAGCCAGTTTCACGTTGGTATGCAGCAATTTGCTCAGGTGTACCAGCAATGATTTTGTAATCTTTGGTTCCCAGATTACGAATGATTTGAGCATAGATATCTCTTTGTGGTTGGGTCATGTTGACCAACCGACCGAGATTTTTCAGGGCTGTCCAGCTAATTACACGTACACCTGAAGCTTTATGTTCACGGCCCACTTTCTGAATATCTTCAGACATGCCATCAGCTACAGGAGCTTCTTCTGTAGCTTGCTGTTTGCCTGAAATTTTCTCTTGATAACGAGCATTCAATTCATCAGCAATTTGTTCAGGTGTCATCTGTGCATCAAGAGTTACAGTTCCATTCACATAAGGTGAGGCAGCACCAGCCATATGATCAATAGAATGAAGAACATCACTCATTACCTGACGACGAATAGAGACACTATCTTCCGCTTGCTGAAGAAATTTACCTTTCCTATCCAACATATCCAAGATAGCTTGAGAAGTAGCTACTTCTTCTTCTGGATCCAGATAAGGAAACAAGGCACGGGTAAAATCTCTATGCATCGGTGTATCTTTCACCTGCATATCATTCTTTAACATATCTTCGATTAGATCTTTTGATTTCATAAATTGTTTATAGGAATCATTGACTGCCTTAAACGGATTACCATTGATCCAGGAGTCATACACAGCCTTATTGGCTTTTTCACTGTATTCAGTGATTTTATCCAAAGGCATGTTGATACCATCAAAGATATCAAGGGTATTGTTCATTTCAGTATCCAGAGAAGTTCTCTGGATCATGTTAGCGTCACCCATACCAATGGTTAGGAACGGAATACCCGCAACACCAGCATTGGCTGGGGCATAAGCGTAAGCATCCGTTCTCATGGTTCCATCAAGAGCACGACTGAATGCTGGACCACCTTCAAGCATCTGAGTCTTAGCAATTAGAAATACTTGACCTTGTGTTTGAACCAAAGGAGATACTTTGAATATTTCTTTGTAGATTGCAGTGAAGTCTTTACGAGAAAGGAAATCACCAGGACGGTAGGTAGGATCATTTTTCTTACGATCCTCTAACCGTTCATTAATCAATCTACGGAACAGATACTCCAAAACAATAGACTGTGATTGGGTTGCTTGACGGATTTTATCAACAGACCTCATAAGAGGAGCACCAACTGTATCTTCAATACCAAACCGCAGAGGTCTAACAAAACCTTCAAGCATGTTTTGTTTGATACTTTGGATCTGTTCTGGTGTAAAAGTGAACTCTACTGGATCCGCAGACTGACGTGTGCGATCTGAAGGTTCTAAGAAGTATTCACCACTTCTCTGGTTATAGCGTATTTTATTGGCTAACAGGGTATTTAAAGCATCAACAAACTGACGACCCTGTTTTTCAGGATTTGGTTCATTAGGGAATAGAGCTTCACCCAAGGTAATTTTAGGATAAGCTTCTCTTGCCTGGGCAAATTGAGACATTTTACTGTAAATGTCTTTCACCATTTGGGATGTAAGATTACCAGCAATACCTGAGATTGAAGAACCATACACCAAAATGGTAAGTGGGTTCTTGGCAATACCACGGTCAAGCTCAAAGGATCCTGGCTCACCTAATTCAACATCACCGTTGTACTTAACACCCGGTAATGTGACATTCATCAATGTCATCAATGCCTTAACGTTACCTAGTAGCCCATCAGATTTCTTATTACGACCCAGTACATTGATAAGGGTACGTAGATGCTTATCTGAATTGATCGTAGCTGTTTTGTACAAATCAACAGGATCTCTTTGGCTGAGTTCAGCCATAGTTTGGCGAGTGCCGATAGAGACACCACCTTTAGAAATATTCTGGATCCACTCAGGAGTAAACCGGCCTGGGGTCATTAACATCATAGCGTTGATTGGGCCATCGGTTACACCATCCCCCTCAAGATATATTGAGGTACGGAAAGATTCTCTCTCACCTAACGGAGTTTGTGTTAACCGTGCGTATTCCATAAGAGCATTCAAAGCTACAGGCGTAACATCAATACCCGCAGAATCAAGATGACCCTTCAGAATATAAGCATCCAGAGGATTTACCTCAGTAGTTATTAATGAGTTGGTATCAGTGCCACTTACCCAATCGTTGATCAGATCCAGAGCAGGGACCAAAGGACCAGTAAGTAAGTTTTGTACTTGCTCAACTGTATCTTCTAAAAGTTGATTATGAACTTTAATATCTAATGCTTGACCAATAGAAAGTAAGAAATGATTGTAAATAGTACTGTTTTCATTAGACAAATCAACAGTACTCCACGTAGGTAGAATAGCCTCACGAACTGCTTTATCTGATTGAGGGTTGTAAGCACCCAGCATCTGCATACGCCCAACACGGGAAATATTATAAGCGTACCGAATTGGCATCTCAGAAACCGATACACCTTCTGTTTCAGCACGGTTAACCATACGATCAACCGTATTAAATAGGTGATTGTATGCAGAAGTAATAGTGCGATTTTTACCTTCAATAGATTTAGCATGGTTTATATTAAGGGTTTGATTATCACCCGCTGATTCACCAAGCAGAGTTAACATACCCTCTCTACCGAAAGCAGAGTATAGATTTACCATTGGAATATTCAGATAAAAAGGTACTTTTTGTTTGTTCTCAATCGCTTCTTTTTGTTTTATAGTGTTAGCTACTTCTGGGTTATTCATCTGACGCTGGGCAACAGGAATTTCCTGATCACCAATGTAGAACACTTCTTCTGGACTAATTAGAACAGCATCATCAATAGCAGTTGGGTAAGCATGAATTGGATTACCTTCCATTGGTGATACAAGATACCGATTAGGTGTTTTATCTGAATCCAGACCAAAGGATTTCAGGTCAACGGTAGTGACACCCATCATACCCGTATCAATAAAAGCCCTGATCATTTCAGCAGCTACTGCTTCAGGAATACCCTCAGAATAAGCAATGTCCGCATCAGCAGTAGCCGTTACACCCCAGTATTCTTTGATCTTGTTAGCAAGAGATCGCTTCACCTGCTCAAGACTCATACCCTCATTGAGAAGGCGTATGACCTCATAAGGTACGATTTCAGCGTCCACACCAGTGATAGCAGAGATGTCTGAATCATCCATTGGAGTGTGGTACTGGTTAGATGTCAGTAACCACTGAATAGCTGCTAAAGCAGCAGTCTCTAACAATTCTGGGTTGTATTGGTAACCTTCTGGTGTTTCATCAACAATATTAAGTGCTTTACCTCTAGCCCATCTTTGAATATCAGCATCAGTTTCTAATACATCACGGATCGTTCTTTTATCTTTATTTGAAGACCATGAATAACGACTATTTAAGAAACGATCTAAATTAGCAGACATAGCTGACATAAGACCACCGACAGATTGAACACTTTTAATCTGTGCAGCAGTAAGATCATTAGTTTCACTCTTTATCAGGTATTCACTTGCTTTTGGATCATTGCGTAACAAAGTTTGATATTCAGATGCGATCTCAGGAGTTAAAGTGTATTTAGGGGTATTACCCATAAATTCAATCAAACTCCCGGATGAAGATAAAGCATCTTGAACCAAGAGGATGGGGGATCCTTCTTGACCGATTAATCGAGTAGGTGCTTCTTCTGTGTTCGGTAATCTGAACACTTTTTTGAAGAAGTTTTCACCGCGAGTAAGTAGATTTGGGTATAGGGAATCCAAACCTGTAGTGGGGGTATCTACCGGTTCAGCCTCAGCAGAAACAGGTTCTGGGGTGGATTCCTCTATAGTGGTATCCACTTCTTCCTGGGGCTGTGTTTGAACAGGCTCTGGATCAGGTTGAGTTTCAGTAACTGGCTCAGGTTCTGGCTGTGCTTCTTGTTCTTGCACCTCTGGTTCAGGTTCAGCCGGTTTATTGATCTCAGCAAACGCCTCCGCAGGGGTAAGCTTACGGATATCAGCATCTGTTAAGCCACGCTCTCTTAATTGAGCACGCATAGCTTGCGTGATCATTACGGGTACGCTGGCTGTAGTGGTTTTTTGTGTTGGCGTATCTTTTGTGATTTGCTGTACCTGATCGGGGTTAAATACTACAACCTCCTCGTAACGGAACTCAGGGTCTGCATAAAGTAAGCCGTCATACCCTTCCGTTATTAAGGCATCACGTTGTTCTGGTGTGATGCCTGTAATCACTATGGGATCATTATCTTTAACCAAATAAGGATTTTGAATGTTTACCCGGAAAGTGAGTGTTACTCCCCCTTCTTGCATTCCTTGGGAATATGCAATGTTTTTTGTAGTGTAAAACCCAACGAGAGTACCCGTGTTGTTTCCTATAAAATGCACAGTAGAAGGTCGTTCACGTTCAGCAATCACTTTAAAATTTTCTGCTTCTACTGCCCTTGTTGTGTGGTAAGTCAACCCTTTTACTACGCTATCCGGAAAAATGTGATCGTATGCAGAAGTATCAGAAATAATCTCTGATTTTGGTTCAGCTTTTTTTAATTCAGAATTAGAGGTTGACTTATTTTGTTGATTTTTCGTAAATATTTCACGTAATCTTTCAGCATTAGCAACAGCAGTAGATTTACGACGTTCAAGATCAGATTTTATCTGCTCATACCTACTATCATTTTTATCTACACCGGGATTTATATTGAGATTACGTGCATATCTTTCTGCCCTAAGTACTATATATTCTGCAAGATCAAAACGATCATTATTAATTGCTGTATTTAGTTGTGCAAAAGTTTCTGGGTTTGAGGGATCAATTACTGGAGCAACTACCGCATCATATAGAGTTTTTTCTATTTCTGGGCTGTTTTGTCCTGGCGCACGATCACCCCTTATATATATTTGTTCATTCTTTTCAAAATCTAATTGTGCTTCGAGAGTCTCAATACGTAGTTCTGACCCTGACTCAAGAGTAGATTCTGCCTGTTCTTGCTGTTGTTCTGGCTCTGCTGTTACTTCAGCTTGTCTTTGTCCAGGTACAACACGCTCACCGGAACGGAAAGCATCAACAACTTCTTGTGGTGTGCCTTCTAATGCTGGATCTAAAAATAGGGGTTCAAATTTCTCATTACCAAGCTCTGGGAATGCATCAACTAAACCATTGTAAATATTCACAAGAGTTTCTTGCTCAGCTTGTACTGACTTAACCAGTTCTACTGATTTAGCTGATTTCCAGTTAACATACATGCCTTTGCTATCTGCTTTAGGGTTATTAGATGACAATAACCACTCACGGGTAACAGGTACCAATGACATATACGGAACAGCTTCAGCATTAGGATTGCCGTTATCAAAGTGTTCATTAGCTGCTCTAACTTTGTTTTGCATGTGTTGTACAAACAAACCAAAGTCTTCCAGACGAGCACTAGCAATATCAGGACGATTACCACGAACAGCCTCAACAATACCTTTGGTATGCTGTAAAGCTGATCTGGCATTCTCCCTTCTTGGATCATTACTTGCTACGATCTGACTAGAAACTACGTCTTTAGCGGTTTGCAGACCACTATCAGCAATTTTCTTCTCAAGCTTTTGACGCTCACGAAGTAAGTCATAACTAACCTGTAATGCTTGACGTTGTGAGTTAGTTAACTCTAAACGACCCTCTTCAGCGTGCTTAAGAATACCTTCAATCACTTCAGGGTTGCCCTGGTCAGGCATTAGTTCAGCCATGGCAACGGCTGTACGGACACGGCGTTGACCTTCTTCCGTGTTGACGTTTCTTTCCGTAACAGGCTTCAGTGATTTAGTTACAGCACCACTTTTAGCGGATGCATCTAAAGCACGCATAGCTCTCATTACAGAAGCATTCTTTTCCAGATCCCAGATTAACCGGTCATATCGAAGCAATGTATCTCTGGCTTCGTGATCCTCAGGGATTTTTTCCATGATAGCCGGTTCAGCTTCTTTCAGGTCCAGAAGTGGCTGCATTAGCTCCTGTAGCACTGCTGCGGCTTGGATCTGTTCTGGGCCTTCGGGTAGGCGGGCTACTTCACGAGCTACTTCCTGAATTGCTTCAACACGGTTTGTGGCCGTGGCTGTCACTTCACGAAGATTTTCTGGCACAGATTCAGGGTCAAACTGCATAGACTGAACCAAGGAAGAAACGTAAGCATTGCCTTCTGCACGCTCTTCTGGAGTGGCTTCTACGGTGTTGATCGTATCAGACAGGTCTTGTGCTGTTTCAGCCGTCTGTTGTGCTGTAGCGGCTGCCTGCTCTCTCATGGCTTCATCACCAACAGGTGATTGCTGCTGTACCTGCTGACGAATTTTGTCACCTCTTTCAACGATAGCGTTGAAAGCAGGCTTACCTGCTTCAATAGCAGAAGAGATAGCCTTACGAGTTATTTTGTAAGTAGGTTCAGCAACAGTTCTAGTTGCTTGGGCAGCAGCACCAGGAGATCTAATAGCACCGGCGGAAGTTACACCGTAAGCAGCACCTTCACCGACTTGACGGCCCACATCAGCAGATAATGACTGCTCAGGGTCAACATATTCCTGACTAGCTAAATTCTCGGCCACACCGCTGACAGCGCCCTGTAATGCTTCTTCTCCAGGTTCTCTAAGTAGAACATCACCTGCTAACTGTCGAGCGCCAACAGCACGGAAAGGTGCTTCACCGATTCGTGAGATTGTACCTAAGCCTGCTGCAATAGGAGCTGTTCGGGTAGCAGCATAAAGACCAGCTTCATTAGCCAAATGTGTTTTGGCTTGTTCCTGGGCTGTTGCTTCATCCATACCCTGGTCAAGAAAGTTTTGCTTCAGTTCACGATAAGGTTGTGATGTCTGTTCCAGTTGTTCTACCGGAGTAGACATAATCTCGGTATTGACCTGTTGGTAGACACCACCACCTTCCATAGCACCAATAGCAGCAGGCCAAGCAGAAGCACTGGCTAAATCACGAGTACGATCTGCTACCCTGGCAGCCGACATAGTGTCAGTTGCCCTGTCCAATTCAGCAGCTAAACGGGTAGAAACACTTCCTGCCACACCACCTGTGACAGCCCGACCAATGGCTTTAAGACCTTTGGTAATGACACCACCACCAACAATGGAACCAACACCCTCAGATGTACCTGAAAGCAACATGGTTGGGTCCGACACAGCATTGGCAATGGCATCAACAGCATCACTACCGACACGTTTAAGACCAGATACTAGTTCACCATCACCGGCTGCTAAATTAGCTTGATACTCAGCTTCATTATCTCTTTCAGCTAAATTTTGACGAGCTTCGTAATTACGACGAGCAGCACTTAACTGTTCTGATTGAGTGCCTTGTACCCATTCATTAGCGCTATTCATACCGTCAGTAATAGAAGCACCTAATTCAGCATCCAGTAAACCACCGCCCACTGCGGCAATACCACCAATGCTATTGCCCACACCAGCGGCTATCCCAGAAGCAGTGTCCCACAGTGCTTCACCAGTTGTACGGTCATAACCGGCTCTATCACGGCTTACCTCGGAAGAAGCAGCAGAAAACTGTCTAATCAATTCTGGTGCATCAGCCCCGTACTTCAAATATAACGAGGGGGTATCTAGGGTTCTGAGATCTTCCTCTAATTCACCCATGCTGGCAGCACCCATTTGGTTACCACGGCCAGCAGCAGCTTGATACATATCGGGGTTTATTTGGGGTAGTACACTACTGATTTGATCTTGCTTTTGGGCTGAAGCCTGGGTAATAGAATTCTTCTTTTCTCCTAGAGCACGTTGGAAAGCATTGTTCATAATCCCCCGTTCATCCACAGATAGTGGAGTTGCTCCTTGAGTTGGGGTAGTAGAAGACGTAACTGCTTGATCCAAGAGGGTCTGAAAATCTGCCATGAGAACGGTACCCAATGTGAATATATGTTTGGAAGTAACTCTACCATAGATTTGAAAAAAAGAAGCCCCACCAATGCAGGGCTTCAAGTATTACAAGGTAGAGTTTACATGCCCTACTCAATCATAAACCCTCCAGGCATATGCCGCATCATACTATTTAATCGTTCTGTGCGGGTAGGCTCTTCACGGGTTTCCACTTCTTCTGGTTGTGTCACTGTTCTTGTTGGCATTAACGTGTCACTAGAAGCAGCACCTTGCTGTAGCGTCCTAAGTCTCTGTTCTGCAATATCAAGTTGAGCTTTAGCCTGCCTCACTGAACCAGCTAAACCAGGACGGCTTCGGGCTGCATTTACCAGAGTTTGGTATTCTTGATAAACCGCATTGTACTGCTGTTGGGCAGCTTCTACCTGCTGACTGATTGCTGCAACAGTCTCGTTGGCATCTTGGACTTGTGGTCCAGCACCTTGAAGATATCGATCAATTTGTTCAGAAAAACGCTCATCATTTATTCTTCGATCATTGCCAAGGTTGGGGGTCCGTCCTGTGATAGCTTGCCCTATTCCACCAAGACCTATTTCACCAAGAAATCCCAAACGACCAATATAATCGAGTACACCACCAATACCAGTTTCTGTTGGCATACCGCTGTTAAGTAACATTCTACCAATTTCTTTAGGTGGTATTTGACCACCATTTTCCTGATAAACTCTATTAATAGTTCTTTCTAGGAATTCTCCTGAAGTACCAGCAAAAGGACTATTTTCACCTGATAATTGTTGTGCAACATCATAAGGTGAAGCTGTATCAGGTAGTTCATCCAAAATAGGTGCAGAAAAGTTACCTGTTCTAATTTGGTTTTCTGAAACACGTTCATTCAGTCTACGCTGTAGAGCAGAAGTCCCGAGGTTATTAGCAATGGTTTGCTGTTGTTTTTGTTGGCTCCAATCATCGACGTTACCTGGACCAGCGTTATAGGCAGCCAAGGCTTTATCAACGTCCCCATCGTAGCGTTCAAGCATAGCACCCAGGTAATCACGTCCTACCCGTGCAAGCTCTTCTGGTGAGTTGTTTTCAGCCGGTCTGACGCCATAACCGGGATCTGTAGCAGTAGCAGGCATGACTTGCATCTCGCCTTGGGCACGCTCACCAGTACGGGTAACTGGACCCTGAATTAAACTACCATCAGGGTTATATCGACGGTTACCTGATTCTTGTTGTAGTACATGAGGTACCAAAGCTTCTAGTTTTTCTTGGTTACTTTTACCAGATAAATCACCAGCAGCTTGTGTAATATTAGCCACATAGTTACGAGTTTCCTCAAAGGGGATACTTTGAACGAAACTGGAACCAACGGGGGAAGTTGCAGGGTTAGAGCCACCAGAAGCTGCACTGGAACCAGAAGAACCAGTAACCGGACCCATTACGTTTCCATAACCGTTACCTTCCAGAAGGGCGGTAATACGGTTAGCTTGACTTGGGGTGTACTGACCAGATTGAAGACCTTGAGCGATGATGGCATTGGCTGCTTCAGCATTAGGCGCTCTCTGGACAATATCCATATAAGCAGCTTCAGCCGCAGCATTTGTTTCATTAGCCTTACGCTCACGATCACGAGTGTATTGGGTCCAATCCTGATTTGATTGTGTAATATCACGTTGATCTTGAGCAGTAGCACGCTGTAGCAACGTATCAGCACGGCGATCCGTTGACCGTAGTGCTTCAAGTGAAGCTCTGTTATTTAGACCATCAACTAGTGATCCATTCTGTAGTGCTGCTCTATAGGCTTCTGGATCCTGAATAGAATTAGCACGTTGAATCAAAGCACGATCTGCTGCATCAGTTTGAGCACCGGTATAAGTATCAACACCACTTTGGGCACTGGATACAGCACGATTTAATAGATCAGCCGCAGTACGAGTACCGTAAATAGCTGACCCAAAACTGGGTGCTGAAACATTACGCCACGTTAGAGTAGCCATTTACGTCTCCTTATCGACGTAGACGATTCTGGTCGATGTATTGTTGGGTTTGCTCGGCAGACTGGCCTTCCATTGCACCACGGGCACGGGCACGATCTTCTAGGGTAGTGTTGTAAGATTTGATCTGATTAGCCAAATTAGTATTAGTTACATCTTTGGTGTAATCCAATTGATCACGGGCAATTTTGTTAGCTTGCCATGCACCCCAAAGATTACCAATAGTACCTAGACCATCTAGGCCCATTTTAAAAGTGGGGGCATTTAAGCCAAATTCAAAACCTCCGTTTTGACCCATCTGATTACCATTAAACAAGTTACCTTTATTTTGTTGTTGCATAGCTTGATTAACAGCACTCATCGGCACATTACCGAAACCTTGAATAGTTAGAAAATCTTCATTCATGATCCAACTCCTAGATAGTTGGTAATTCTGAGTTGATGGTGATATCGGTGAAGTTGGTGAGTAGGGATATACTCATATCCGCAACGTCACTCCCCACCATCATGGTACGTTCTAAAAACGAGGCAGCAGGCTCATTAAAACTACCACGAATGTCGGTAAGGATTGTAGGGTCGAAAATACCAGGACCATATCCAATATTTTTAGCATAGAGTTCCTCTAGTTGTTTAGATTGTCTCTCATACTCATATTGAATTTCTTGGGATTCCTGAAGAGTTTCGCTGGCTTCAGCCGACATATAATCAGCATACCCATTACCCACTGAACTCATGATACTCATAATACTATCAGCACGCATCATATTAGCGTAACTGGTTGCCAGATTCCCACCATTAGCAAGTGAAGTACCAACCCGCATTGCAATCACAGAAGCTACAGCAGCGACAATAGCACCTATCTTTTCACCAAATAGTGCTACAGCCCCAGCTTGGATGATCCTCATTAGAACCATGGCAGCAATAGCATTAGCAACAGCACCCACCACAATAGCCGCCATGCCCGTAAACCCTAATGAAGCACCAACGCCAGCAGCCGTACCTAATAGACCTGCACCTAAACCACCCGTGTAAACAGCAACAACAACAGCAACTACAATAAGAACTACTTTAAAGATACCTCTTTCATACCACCGCTGTTTAACAATCTCATAGCTATTAAATACCATGAAACAACAAGCAGTAGACATTTGAGTAGCATCTTTAAGACTCATTTCTTTATAGATACCTTCATGAATAGGAATAATAAAGCCTGATTCATCATTATCACGTAAAGCATCTTCAGCATATGTAGTCACATATTTACGACCATATACTCGATTATAGTGAACTAATCCATTTATTTCTAAACGTCTCCAAGTGTTTTCTGTTACTTGGTGATTTAGGTAAATTGCTGTTACTGAGTCGTATACTTCAATACCATAGTTAGGAATACCTGATGTATTTAATTCTAAGGTTCTTTGTGTAAAATCTCTTGTTGGTCCAATTTCAAACCAAAATTCATCTTCCTCAGCATCAGGTTTAAGCAATCCTGTACCAAATTCTTCAGTAATAAAGTTCCATCGAATATCCATATCATAACGGAGAATTGGTAAATTATCCGCTGCAATGCTTAACCTGTTATTGGGCATTTCAGGATAAGGTAATCTTTCTGGTTCTGGCTCCACAGAACTAAATCGACCTCTGCTTTTTTGATTTCCACGCCAAGTGAGCCATTCTTCCCAAGATTGATCAGCCGCTTCCCAGCGATCAACCCAAGATAAATGATCAGCTTTATTTGTTAATCTTGGGTCATTCATAATTGATTCAAAGAATCTATAAATATATTTTCTACAAGCCTGTTCTTCAACATTAAGTGATACACCGAATACAGCAAAGGCATAATCGATATCTTCTAATGAATCATTGTCTGCAATGATGGATTGCAAATCACTATAGTCAGCACCGGTTGCTTTTTGTAGTGCTCTTTTAGCACGAGGATAAATAGAATTAGGCCACCGACGAGACACAAACTGATTATCTACCCGCATAGGTATAAAGGGTAAGAATGAACCACTATGCTCAGTCGGGATATCAAATAATGCATCTAATTCAGCATTACTAGAGTCTTTACCATAAATGAATACTTGAGTTGGGCCTGCGGAATAGTAAGTAGTAGTCTGTGAATCAATTCTATAAGATTTATCTAAGACTAACGTATCTGTCACAGTAGTTGTAGTAGTTGTTTTGGTAACACCACCACCTACATCTTCTTCTTCTGTAGTTACGGTTGTTTCTTGGGTAATGGATCCAGTTTGGTCTAAATACATAGTTTCATTTTTAGTTTCAATAGTATCAGTTAGACCGTCATTATCTACTGGAGTACTCTTTAACCAAATTTCATGAATAATATCGTAAGTTTGATTATCTGTGGTTGTTTGCTCATCAGTAGTGCCAGGGGAACCATCCGAGTAAGTAACTTCGGTTGTCACCACAGTATCTAAATCAACTGATTCAGTTGAATTTGTGTCACTATCAAAAGTCCAATCTGTAGTGTCAGGGAAAGGATCACTTGGATTTAGGTCAACAGTATCACCCGGAACCAAAGGGCCTACGATATTTTCTTCTGTTACATAATACGTTGAATACAAATATTGGTTATAGGGATCAAAACCAACGGGAGAAAAAGAAATAGGAGTATGGGATTCATCATCCCAAGTGATTGTAATTGTGTTGGTATCCCCATTAATATCTGAGGTATACGGAGTACTACGTAATAGTGGATAATTTTCCGCTATATATTGATCAGCCCACATACCAAAATCGGCTGAACCAGTATAAGCAGATTGCACTACAACACTGCTTCCGCTGTTGTGGGGGATTTCTTCTTTAAGTACGGTAGTATCAATTGAGTCACCTACTCTAATTGAACCAGAACGAATACCCACAGCATTTGAGTATCCACTTGTTCTGGCCCAACGAGCGAAGTTACGTAGCTTTATACCCGGTCCTTGGATATAACTGTCAGTGATGGTGTTACCCAGAGATTCACTCCCTGTAATAACACCACCAATAACAGTAGTTTTTAAATAATCAGGTCTACCTGATTCTGGTCCTGCAAGGTTATAAACCACAGAACCAACAAAAACTTTTTTCTTACTACCAAAAATACTCACGATTATACTTCCAAATCGTTGTTTGATTTAATCTTACCTAAGATTTCATCAACACTAGCATTTTCAAAGTTTGGTGGCGGTAACAGACCTTCATCGATGGTTTTCTGGGTAATCCAGGCGTCAGTGAATAGCTTAGCAGCTTTGATTTCATCGTTGCGCTGGTAACTGGTAATTTGTTGCGTATACAGGTCTTTCTGCTTACCTAACACACCAGCAACTGATCCACCATCAGTACGGGTATCACTGGTTTGAGCACGTTGAGCTTCTGTCTGCTCAGTTACCATGAGAAGCTGCTGAGGCAGCATACTATCAATATTAAATTGACCGGCTGCGTAGGTAACATCTTCAGTTGCTAGTTTTAATTTAGTTAGCGCAAAATTAGCTTTATTAACTAACGCTTCAAGATGTAAAGAAGCATACTGCACTTTAGCTGTTTCAAGTTGAACTCTTGCAGTAATTGCTTGAGCTTGAGCTTGTACAGCTTGCCAATAGGAAGCATCTCTACCAAGCAAAAATTGAACAGCATTACTCATTGCACCTTGAGTTAGCTGAATAAATGCTTTGGTATACTCACCACCCGAAATACGACCCTTCTCGTATTCAATTTTAAGGTGGGCTGCAAAACCAGACATTAATGCATCAAAGGTACCTGCCCCGTTAACTTCACGAGTTGTTAGATCTTCATTGGTTACCTTAATGATGGGTTGGTACATCTCTGAATCTGTACCACCAGGGATCTGGAATTCAGGACCAGAGAAATCGATATCAGGGATACTGACATCTTCCCCAGCCAGTAAAGCGGCTAGGAGTTCATTTGCTGATACATCGCCACCATATGTCATGGGGATTCCTTCACTCTTTGTAGTTCAAATACACAAACGGCCCTACAGATTATATCTGAGGGCCGTCCACGTTACCGCTTACTATGACCTTTAATTCAAACTACCAGCAGCGGTTTGTGCAGAGGCCAGTTTTTCAAGTTCCTCTTTGGTCAGAGGAGGTAAAACCTCAAGAGCAAATTCCTGTGCCCAACTCTGCTCAACTTTGATTTGGTTGTTATTACGACGATCCTTGAAGGTACGGATATTCAAGAATTTACGGGACTTCAGGTTTTTGTAAATACAATATGGTACATGGTAACCGTTTTCAGTTACTTCACCAAAGGGCACAAATTTACGTACAGTACCCATATACTCATTTGCAACAGTGATAATTTCACCCGGAAGATCCTTTTTCTTTGGATCCAGGTTAGTAATTCGTAGCCGTACTAGCTTTAGATTTTCTTCAGCTAGTTTTTGTCGAAGCGTTTTACGCTTCTTTTTCGGTGCTGGGGTGGATACCTCGGGATCTTCCATTGAAGGTACGTTAGTGCCTCCACCCGATTGAGTAGTATTGCCCTGATCTTTATCACCGGACATTTTAGCTTGAATACGTTCTTTAAGCGTTTCAATGCCGATATTATTGGAAAATTCAACACCCATCATACGAGCACGTTGTTTGAGCAAGGAAAGCTCATCAACACTATCATCGTTACTGTTTTGGGTTTGTTCCTTTGCTTGTTTGGTTTTATCTTCTTCTTTCATTTCAGCTTGCTCATTAGTATTGAGATTCTGATCTTCACTCATGGTCTTATTCCTTAGGTTCAGAATGGATTGAACCAAGGGGAGCGAACTCCCCCTGGATCAGTTGCCCATTATACCGGGGCGACGGTTTTGATTAGACCAATACGCTCAGGGCGCTTAACCAGGATACCGTAGTACCACTTGATGGAACTGAAGCCAGTTTCACCATATGGATCATTACGGTCAGCGGTTTCACGACCCGGCATTTTAGTCAGTACGTTGAACTTCACAGTTTTACCATCAGTTTGGAAGCCGATGGTGGTGAAGCTGTCATCGCCCACAACCAAAATGGGGAATACATCATAGCGCTCAGTACCGCCAACGGTAGAAGAACGATAACCAGGGTTATCATCTACTTCAGCGCCAACGCCAGCCCAATGAAGCATCTCAGGAACCTGAACAAAACGGAAAGCATCAATAGAGCCAATCTCACCGTTAAGGATATTACCGGCATCAGCGTAGTGTTGAACTTCAACAAACGCTTTATTACCGAACAGATCCTGCATTTCTTTCAGCAGAGGTACCAACTCAGAACCCACATAAGCTACCCGGCCAGCCGGAATAACTTTGGTATCGATCATCCGTGAACCAGTGATGATCTTGGTTTGCTTCGGAGTCCGGTTGTCAGTCAGGATTTGATCCAGACGCATAAGGTTCCGGTAGCTAACCAGAGAAGCCGGTACAACCGCATTTGGATCGGTATCATCTTCTTCACCGGTAACCTCATCATCGCTGGTGGCAGCACCAGCATAGAGGGTTACACCAGCACTGGAGAGCAGGTCTTTCTGGAGTACAGCTTCAGTAAGCTGAACTGCACCATTCATCAATTCCCGGCTCAGGTGGTCCTTCAGGCTGTCATCAGAATCAAAATCCATAGATTCTTGGGTGAACTCATAGAAGAAACCAAACTTATGGATGGAACCTTCACGAGTTAGACGAGTGAAACCAATCCGGTTTACTCGGCCACCGTTCTCAGTAAGAGTCGGCAGTTTAGAGGTAATGGTGCCCACATCACGACTGGAACCATAGAGGTTACCATCAGCGATACTAACACCGTTTGCATCGATACCTTGATCGTTGATGTTACGATCATCAAGCAGAGGCACATACTCGTAAACCTTGATGGTTTTACCGTAGTGCTTCGGCATATTGGTAACACTCGCTAGAGGCATAAAATACTGCTCTTTGCGAGATTCGATGATGGACTTCTTCAGGTAGAAGAAGGTGTTCATTTGATCAGAACCGTCACCATCAACGGTGGACTTCTGACCATCAATCGGAGCGTTATAGTTAAGAGTCATGACCTAATTCCTTAAAGGCGATCTGCCATTTTTTTGAGAAACTCGTCATCTGACATTGCCAGAGGATTAACGATTTTCTCGGCTTTTTGGGTTGTACTGCGCGTTGCAGACGCTGCACTCGCTTTATCTCCATTCTTTACTTGCGGTTTAGGCTGCTGAACTCTGGTAGCAACAGGAGTCTTTTCTGGAACTGGATCCTGTTGTTGTACCTGTTTTTGGGGGTTATTTTGAACCAGATCGGCAAAAGCGCCTGCTTGATTCATTTCATCCCCTACAGCTTTATACGCCGTAATGAACGATGTTTGAGCGGGAATAGCCCCAAGAGCTTTACGGCGTTCAACCTCATTAGCGATACGTTCATAGATACCGTTTTCGCGTTGAGAGTGGATTACCGACATTAACTCAGGTGACTTCCACAACACTTCCTTACTGGCTTGATCCCATTGGGAATTGATCGTTTGAAGAGTTTCCGTACCGCTTGGATTAGATCTAAGATCTTCCAATGCATTAACGAATGCAGCCTCTTCATCCGACACCCTGTGATTGCCTTCTCGGTAAGTCGGTTCTTGATTGGTATCGATATCCATAGGATCGATACCGGCCTCTTTGATGAGCTTTTTAATGGCTTCAGGGTTCTTCTTATCCAAATCAATTAGATAAGACAGTTTACCTTCATCCAGTAGCTCATTATTTTCCAGCATGAGCAGAACTTTTCGATACGGCGTAATAGCCTGCATCTTTTTGGTGTAGTTAGCACCCATCTGCATCAACTGAATTGCCTCTTCAGGCGAATTAAGTTGGATGGTTTTTCCATTTGCTTTTAATGGAGCCATCACTTGTTTGTAGAAAGCTTCATAATCTGGAGCTTCCTCTTTTTTATCCTTGTCTTCCTTTTCTTTACTTTCTGGATCCTTATCCTGTTCCTCTTTGGATTTAGGATCAGGATCTTGTTTGTCAGGATCTTTATCGTCCTTTTTATCTTTGGGGTCAACCCCATCATCCTCTTTTTTAGAGGTGTCTTTAGGATCAACTACACTATCATCATCTTTAGGGTCAGTGTTAGCTGGATCATCTTCATCACTTACAGTACCAGCTTCATGCTCAGGATCTTTATTTGGATCCTCTTCAGGATCTACCTCAGGCGGATCATCCTGGATTTTATCGGGATCTGGGTCATCATCAGTATTGGTATTATCTGGATCTGGAGTTACCTCACCAGGATCCTCCCCACCCGCCGAAGCAGGTGGGGAGTTCATGGTCAGGAACTCATCATCAGACATACCTAAGATGTCTTGATCTTCGTTCCTGGTACCCATTATTCACCCTCCTCCTGTCGAGCAGCTTCAATCTCATACTCAAGACCTTGAATGCTGCTTTCTGCTTGATTACCTAGAGTAACAACTACAGACAGGTAACGACGGAGATGACCAGCAGCTTGAGCAAGAGCAATGGCATCGGCACGTTCACGATCACCCAGGTTAGGATCAGCACTGGTTTGGGCGTAACGAGCACACTCATTAACACAGAATTCTTCGAGAATTAGTTTCTTAAACTCTCGGTTACTATGGAGTTTAAGAGCCATTTCACGACGATTCATCAGTTGCTTGGCTTCTTCAAGTTGCTTTTCGAGTGCAAAGACTTCAGACATGGCTGGTTGGTCCTTTTAGGTCCAGTTAATTAATACAGGTCAAGGTTGTATTGGTGGATTTTGCCTTGCCAATACATCTTGACCCCATGGGGACTCAGACGGATTGCCTTGGTCCTGTTCCCTTAATATATCACTAAGTTGGTTGAAACCGATAGCAGCTTCGATATCGGGATCACGTTCACCTTCTTTTCTTGCTTCAGTGAGCGCCTTAGTGACCTCAAGGTTCTGATTACCCTGAGACTGAGCTTGTTGCTTATCCATCTCACGGGCGTGTTTTGTACCTGTCTCTTGTTCAACAAAATCAAGATCAGCTTGGTCTTTCTTAGCTGCTGCTTCTGCTGCTTTGGCATTATTGAGATTAATCTCACTCTGAATCTCTTGATTCTCTAATCTCAATTTCTCAACTTCTAATTGAGCTTTCTCTTGCTCAACTGGATCAGGTGTTGGTTCCCAATTCTTCAATTGATGTGCCAAAGACGGCATACGTTTCAATGTAGCAATTTCAGACAGAATAGTCATGCTAATTTTAGGATCCATGTTTGGACCCATGGTTTGTAGCATAAAGCCTAGATCCTGCGCTTTAGCGTCATCAACCTCAGCAGTTGCAATATCTACTTCAAGATCGAAATTGCCTTTAAGATCCTCACGATTAACCGTAACGAAATCATCATTGGTAACTCTAACAACTTCTTCTTCAGAAAGAAACTCTGAGTTCATAGCAATGATTTTAGTGCCGATCTCAGACATCCCTTTGGCTAAACGACGGAGAATAGCCATTTCACGCTTAGAAGCTGCATCTAATACGCTACGGGTATTAGCTGCTACATCCCCGTAACTGTCACCAGAAATACCCCCACTGAACGATTTGACCCCTGTTAGAGCTTCTGCTTCTTGGTTCTGGAGATTAAGCATCAGCATGGCTGATTGGGGGATTTCAGGGTATTTATGTTCAATGATGCCCTGGTTAGTAGGCATATTGGGGTTGAATTCATAATCCTGACCGTTCTCATACCGACGACGGTTTAATGGATCCAACATGCCCTTAGCAAAGCCTTGCTGACTGTTTGCTGAACGACCCAGTAGATCGATCATACCCCGTGTTACAGCGCCTAGAATCGCTTGGTTATCCCCAAGCATCTCAGCATCAGGTTCACCGTACAGATCACGTTTGATGGGCAAATAGGGAACCAGAACAAAGGGGAGTTTATTGTCTGGGAATGGGTTTAATTCCATCCGAATAAGTGTATCCCCGATCCAGGTAGCAACAAACGGAACTAACTCACCATCATCCTCAAGATCATAGAAACCCCAGTATTCGTAAGCGACTACTTTTTTACGCATCGCATCACTGAAGTTATATTCTTGGGGTGTGGTGGTTTCGTGGTCCGGTTGAGAAAGAGGAGTACTACCTTCCCAGTTAACTCGATCTAAATTTTTATACCGTTTACCTTCTTTTTTTAACTCTGCTTGATTTGTTTCAAATGAAACAATAACAAATAGGGCTTTATCTAAATCACCATTACAAGAGGGATCAATAACCACATTGGCTGGATTCATGATCTCAACAGTAGGACGATTTTCAATAACCTTTTCAGATTCAATCTCTTCTTCACCCACCTGAACAGCAACAGTAATTAGTTCCTGTTCTTCATAAAGTTCAACAGCCGCTTTTAGTGCAGGGCTAACCTGTTCGTTGAACATTCGTGGATTTTCAAGTTTAGTTTCCAATGCTTGCTGGAAAATCTGAAGATCTTGCTCATCAGTAATTTCATAATGTTCCCATACAGGAACAGTAGAATTTACAGTTTTAGTGACACGTTTCCAACCTAGACGAGCAACACACGTACCTTCATCAACTGTTGAACGCACGTAATCATCAATTAATTTAACTCTGTTTAGTTTAGTACGGAATTGCCAATTAAGTACTAATTCATTCTGTCTTGCACTATCTGTATCTTCCCAAGTAACGGGGTCAACTTTGAACAATCTATCTGAACTAAGAAATGGCTCAGATAAAGCAGAGTATCGCCACTCAGCTTGGCGACGAACAAGCTTGGGTTGAACACTAGAACGTCCTTTTACTTTAGGGGGACGTGCTTTACCCCGGATCTTAAGTAGATCAGTCCATTCTTCGATACGCTGTAACTGAGCATCATGAGAAGGTTTGGCTTGTTCCAAATCTTGCTTAAGAGTCAGCAATGTAGGTTCGTTCTTCCAATTCGTCATTTTTTTAGCGAACGGAGTACGGGGTAATTGACTATTGTCCATTGGTTCCGCCTACAGTTTCGTCGCTTAGGAGAGTTCGATCATTCATGATCTGTTCGCCTAATCGTCTGAGTTGGTTTTCACGGAGTCTAAGAGTGTCCCTGAGTTCTCGTACCAAATATCTACCCTCTTCAAGAGATTGGTCGAGTTCGGCTGCATGGCTTGCAAGACTTCTACACTCAGCGGCTCCACTTTCGGCCTGACGTTGATATACTCTGGCTCGCTCGGTACTGTTCTGCAACCTACGCTCATACTCAGAACGCTGATTAGCAATAGCCACTTCATATTCGCGTTGAGCTTCAGATAGTTCATGGGTAATCCTCGTATTTTCTTCCCGAAACTCTTCTTCTTTATCAGCAATGATATCTTTTAATCGCTTAATTTCTTTGCGCTCTGCTTTTTTGGCTTCATCCCATTTATCTTGAACTTCATTTGAACCATGGGAAACACCTGCATCATAGAGTTTATACGCCCCATACCCAATAAGGGCAATCACCATTAGGTATGGTAAGGCTTTCAAAAGATATTTACCGATTAGCGGACCCATAATCTTGGCAAGCCTTTAAAGGTACGTTACTAATTCTATGATCTACCCACCCCACAGTAAATTGGGGTAAGTGATCAAGTTCCATGTAATATACAGCTTGTTGTGCATCAATTAACTTAATAATCAATTCACAAGCTTTCACATCACCACGAATACGTTCAAGAGATTCATACGCATTAATTGTTGCTGGACCTACTCTACCATCAACACTTATTTCTAGGTAGTCCAAACCATCTCTGTTTAACGAGTTCAATGCTTTTTGGAACCAACGGGATGGACGGGTAGGGCCGGTATTCACACCAGCATCAATTAATTTATGAGCTACTGCTGGTTGAATCTGAACCAGGGGAAGAAATCCCGGCTTGTCTATGTAATCTTCGTAGTAGATCTCTTGAGCAAACTCTTTGGGGAGGTTCTGCATTGGTCCCACATAACCGTGGTTACGTGCTACCTCTTCTGTGATGCCGTGGTTAGTGGCTCCACCAGGATCATCGGGATTGTTAACGTAACCCCCTTCCACATTAAAAATAGCGGCAATAATTAATGCACCGATACCGGCAACACTACCGCCTATTAGACCTTTTTTTGTGGTAGAGCGCTTCATAGACCTCGTTCCCTGATAGCAGCTAATTGAGCTTCGTGAAGCTCTTTACGGCGTCTCTCTTCAGCTAGTTGTAACTCACGTTTGAACTCAATTTGTTCTGTTTCTCTGCGATCCCTTCTACGTTGAAAATAATAGTTAATCAAGAAACCGAGGACAGTTACAAGAATACCAATCAGAACAGCAGCAGCATTGCTGGTAAACCAACCGAAAATACTAGCCATGGTACCCCCTCCCATACCCCATTTAGATGCTATCGAAGATACCGTGGCATCTACTGCTGTATCTTGAAGAGACATACGATTCCCCAAAGGTTTGCTGTTAGTGTTCATTGGAATCCTCATCCTGTGAGGGATTGTTACATTTTAGAGGGTTTCTGTGTACAAAAATATCCTCTAAAACACCTATTCAGATTCATCTGGGTTAGCGTAAACCACTAGATTCCCCGATGTTGCATAGAATGTTTGGGTATCGCTACTGTAATTTAATTGGGAGCGTCTTGGAACATAAGTGTAATCACTCAATACCCAGGATTCTCCAGGCAGCTTCATTGCTAGATTTGTTGGGGAAGAGTAAGTAGATGCCCACATAACTTGGTCATTTGCACCAATATCACTGATACCCCAAGAATCTTCTGTTAAATCCCATAATAATTGTTCAAACTGCCAATCTTGACCTAATAAATTGCAACTAACAACTTTACGGTTAGTAGTTAAAATATAGATTCTACCATCAAATTGTACCGTCTTGTTAAAATTTAAACCTGCCAAATCACCTGTTAACTCAGGAAGTATTGTTACATTTTTACTTGACGGATCGTAAATATAACGCCCACCACCTAATACTAAATAAGTGTTATCACTTAATTTATGTGAACAATTTAGTCTACCCTGGTTAACTAACTCACTTGGTCCGTAGAACAATTCCCACTTGTCTACTTGAGAACTATCTGGTGATACTGTTCCAAATAAATTAATACCATTCATTGTTCTACAGAACAGTAATCTATCTCCTGTTGTATCATATGGGATAATAACAGGGAATTGTGTTGTAGAACCTCTTAGAAAATCATCATAGGGAAAACTCACATCACCATTGGGATTTTGAGCATATAAACCAATGCCGGCAGTTATATATAAACTATCCCCAACACTGATTATATCTCCATTATTTGTTAATGAGTCTGTGAATTCACCAAATACATTTATATTGGTGTACTCATCCCAAACATCTAAAGCAGTGTTACTAATAAAATGAGTTGGTGATATAGCATCTTCTTTTAGTATTACTCTATTATCTGATAGTACTTTATAACGACCAGGTTCAAACTCACGTTCACCACCAAACGGAGTAGGTATTTTTGGTATAATTGAGTTATTGGTGACAAGTTCCCAAACAAGGAAATTATTTTCCCAACTGCTTGAGGAAATTCCTGTTGATTTAAACAGATAAAGTTCCCCATCTGAATCTTTTGTTTGGGTCATATAGGCAGTATCACCTATAATAAAGGTAAAGGAGTTACCCATATATTCTGGGTATGGTGGACCACTTATAGGTGAAACTCCTTCACCACCATTCCAGTTAACAAAGTCTGAAGTACTGTAGACATAACTAGTATCAGGGAAGTAGAAATAATCCCCATAACAAAAAATACCATATACGAATTTTGCAACTCTGTGCCAAGATAAACCATCACTGGTGTAGAAAACAGATGCCCGTAATTGAGATGTATCCGTTGTAGTGACAAATGCGGTATAGGATCCATTACCAACAATATTACCTAATACTTCAAATTCAAAACCACTGGTGTTAAAACCATTATCAAATGAATTTGCTTTGGTCCAGGTATCACCATTATCATTGCTTACAAGAAATCTTTCTGCATAGTAAGCATTATCCTGACTACCAGTAAATTTATTATGTACAGCATATATTTTGTTACCAAATACATGAAAATTAAAGTTACTGCTAATAGTTGAATCTATATCTGATACATATACTTCAGTATAAGAATTATTTTTTAGTTTTAAAAATACAATTCTAATATCGTCTTCAGATATAAACTTACTAGCAGTGATTAATAAACCACCGTCATTAGTTCCTGTACCACTACCTAGAGAATATGGATGCTCTGTGCAGGCCCCATTAACCGGTTCATAGATTGAACCGTTTAATTTGTATGTATTTTCTCCAGAGACAAAAAGCTCATTATTTGCTTTTTGAAAGTTAGTCAGTCTAGCTGTATCAACAGTAAAAGCCTCTGATCTGATACTAATTGTTATTGGGTTCTCTTCACCAAAATTCAAAGTATCTTTAAAAGGTGCTCTATTTTTTGTTGAATCTTTATTTACTAGGTAATGTACTTTACCTGCATAAGAAATAGTATCTAAAATTTCTTCATTACCTAAATCTACATCCAACACTTTAATCCATTCTGGAATGTCTGGATGAGATTCATATGTTGCTGTGTCAGGGTAGCTATAACTGAACTCATCAGGTAGCTGAGTTAATTTAGCAGTAAAATCAATGTTACGGGGTTGTCCATAATCAATAGCAGTAATATTGGTAGTGCCCATATTAGGTAAATATTCAGTGATACTACTTAAAATAGCTACACTTGTTAATAAATTACCATCTACATAAAATAAAACTGAATTTGTTGATGGTTTAAATTGTAATGCAAAAACAGTTGTTAGGGGTACTTCAATTCGGCCAATACCACCTGAACCATCTGCATACATCAACTGGATAATGCTTGTGTCCTCTGAAGACACAGTTAAGTAAGCAACACCAGCACCAATCTCTGTCAGGGTCCAAGTGAAATTAGCACCCGATAGTGTATTAAATTGGAATTCTATGACTGAATTTGGGGGTGTTTCTGCGACAAGATCTGGGTACTCAACCATACCGCCCACACCCACCCCAAAAGTGCTTGCTGGAGCAGATGCTGAACCAGTAACAGTGAACCCCCAGTCTGTTTGTTCTACTGAACTGTTTTCCCCAATAGCCTGCCAAATGATTGGATATTCCAGAGAAGGTTTTATATAGGCAGGGATACTTACAACACCCTCACCATCAGAAATATTTGCATTTTCTGGTGATGTTAATAGCACGCTAAATTGCGTATCTACTGTGGCAGGTGATTGATCCACTATTGGAATGAAAATATCCTTTTCAGTTTCTCCTGGGCGAAACGTAAGTACCCCGGACTTCACTTCATAGAAATCCGGGGCAATGGCTGTACCGTCTTGAGTGGTATATTCCACTGTAACTGTTTCAGGAGTCATCTCACTCAAAACAACAGTGAACCGTGCTTGTTTCATTTTTATACCCTTCAGATTGTAATACCTGAACCAGTGAGGGGAATACTGAGTACTTGTCTTGGTAAATCTTCCCTTGATAGATACACAATAATGTATCCGTTATATTCTCTTACTTCGGTTGGTTGGAAACCAATTTCTATAGTATTTGTGTCATTTGGTTCCATAGTAGTATCTACTAGGCTGCCCCCCGACACTAAAGTGAATACACCAGTAACGGTCACAGAATCGATAACAAAACTGACATTACCAGAATTTTCCAGAGTTACTGCTAGAACTTCACTATCTACAAGATTGACTTCTATATCACCAAAATCCAACGATTCAGGTGTTATGGAGGCAGCCATAACTTGAGGTTCAGGATCAGGATCTGGATCAGATTCGTCAATGACACCATCCAAGATGCTTAAGGTTTCTGCTTGGGGTTCAGGTGAGTTAGTAGCACCATACCCAATGAACTCAATGAATTCTTTGCCTCTGGCATCACCAGTATCAATGTAAACACCGCCAGTGTTTAAACCTACATTTTTAGGTTTAAAAGTGACATTGAGTTCAAATGTTTCATCAGGTTCCAGAGTTGCCGGTGCGTTATGACTAACAATAAATGCACCCACAGGGGTGATATCGACAATATTTAATGGTCGGTAGCCTGTATTGCGTACTGTCCCTGTTTGGGACGTAGATAACTCATCGACCATTAAGGTACCGAAGGTCATCTTAGAGGGAGTTACATCAGCATCATAGGGATACTCATCACGATGCATATCATGAATTACACGACTGGAGGCATCCCGATTAGGGCTATAGGCATCAATCGGGATATAACCCTCTGGCTTATCGCCGTAAGGACCATGTGTCATTATGGATTCTCCAATGTCTCAATACGGGTTGCCAGGGCTTCAATGGTGGCCTGTAAATCACCAGCAGTAACCCCACCATCACCAGCAGCAATCGTTACAGTAGTACCGTCTTGGGTTCCTGTATGTTTAGTCCGATTCAGTAGATATGCGTCTGTTTGGTTAGCTGTGGCGTTCTCTTGTATAGCTGCCAGTTTATCTTTCTCAGCTTGAGAGTAGACAACTAAGTTACCTAACTCAGCATAAATTGCCATAAGCTGTGTCATGTTATCTTCAATGGCAAGAAGCTCAGTCAGGCTACCGTGTACAGCTAAAAGCTCAGTGATATTAGAACCAATAGGAACAAGATCAGTGAGGTTATCACTGATTGTCTGAAGCATTGCCAAGTTAGATTGGATATCTAACAAAGCTGTCATATTGGTTTCAATGTTCAATAGCTCAGTTAAGTTAGTGTGTAGATCAACCAACTTAGTTAGGTCATTAAATAGAGCAGTTAGTTTGGGAATTTCAGGAACTAAAGCCTCAATTTCATCTAGTACACCATAGATTGCCAATAATTGGCTCATATTAGTGAATAGACTGTTTATTTGTTGTAGGTTAGCTTCAACCTCTGAAATAGGACCAAGATTGTTAGCAACTTGCACAACTTTAGTGATATCACCCGATACTGCTTCAATATCATTAATATTTTCATGAACAATTAGCAGTTGTTCTTCAATTGCAGCAATCTGTTGGATGACTTCGAGATTACCAACAATAGTGGCAATATCTTCTAACTGTTGGCTGACGTTATAGACTTCTTCCAAGTGATGAGAAACATGCTTTACAAAAGCAATGTTCAATGCCAGAAATTTCACGGTGTCATACGCATTGCCGATCATCTTATCAACAAGCGGATCCGTGCCACCATAAGGGTCATTTACTGTTCTTAAGCCCATGATTAAACCCATCCTCTTCTTTGGAATCGAGTATTGGTAGTTGAGATACTAGTGCTGACCAGATCATGTTCTTCTGCATCAGCGCAGATATTCTCGTAGTAGATATAGAACTCTTGGGATTTGGCGGTGGTTTCCTGGGTATTCATGTTGCCAAAAATTTTTGAGGCAATGAACGCAGTAAGGGCACCATGGAGTACATCAGGTAAGTCCACCTCATCTTCCAGATTTTCATGGGAAAGGGGTGGGTGCTTTGCTTGATATAGTACACTTAAAGCAACTCCAGGTTTTACGTGGGGAACCTGAAGTACTTTAGCTTGTGGGGTAAATAGTGAATCACAGCGTTCACTATCATTCAATGGAAGCTTACAATTTAAGCTGTCATAGACTTCTAAAATTCTAATTACATCTTCTAGGAAAGGTTCTCTACCCAAATCTTTAATATATGGGTAAGAAGTTTCTTCTGGATTCCAATTAGTTTCAGCGAACCGTTTTGTAAGATGGTAGTTAGTAATACCCTCTACCATCTCAACAATCACATCTTTTTCACTTAGAACAAATCGAGAGTATAAACGTAGCAAACCCTCGTTAGCATGAATAATCACCTTTTCTTGGTGTTCTTCTGCAATTGTCCCAGTGCCGTCTACTGATAGGGATAAGTTACTCAATTCCCCGTAGGATAGCTTTTTAAATAACTCTGCTACGTTCATACGTTATGTGTCCTCACACGATATAGGAAGATAGGCCATTTACTTCCCGTGGCTGCTGATCATCATCCCAAATTTCTGTTTCCATTGGTGAAGCAGGCACTGCGTCTGAGGGCTTCCAGGCTTTAATAAATCCAAGCATTGAAATGGCATCAATACAGTCATCTTTACCTTTGATACCACTGATCGTTGCTAACCGGATCTGTTGCATGGTTTGGCCCATAATGGTGGAAGATTTCATCTCTTCCGGGAAATACATTTTCCCAGCCTTAAACCAAGGCACCACCAAATTGAATCGGGACAGTTTATCTTGGATGGGTCGGATACCCGGTTGACCGCTCTTCTCTGAAGAAGCAAAGTTAAACCAAATATTTCGAGTTACCATCTCGCTCTGGAGCCAATTAATAAAAGCTCCTTGCTGACCTGTTACCTCAATACCAACTTGCTGTGGCTTGTACAACTGTACTAAACGAAACAGGTCATTGATAGTGTGATCCATGGTCTGGCGCTCACAAATACCATCTACCCAGAACCAGTCACCATTAGCATTGTACGCCCAAACAAATATAACAGAGAAGTCTGCTGTTTGTTTTTTTGAGGTCGCAAAGTCAGTGGTAATGTAGAAATTGAAAATTCCCTGGTTAGACAACAACTTACTGCGACTATACCAACGAATTTCTTCGTCCTGTACTAGCCTTTCATCCGAAGAGCTAATACGTAACATCAGTTCCTGGTAAAACCCTGACAGTTTACCAGTCTTTTCTGCCAGATCGTACTGACTCTTAATGTAGTCGTAGGTAAAGCGATCTGGCCATGCACTGGAGAATTCTGATTCCTCACAAGGGAATTTCTCACAGACAGGCCATACGTTCACGTCCCAAGCACCCGATTCTACTGCTTCAATCAAGATATCTTCCTGATTAAAGGGAGTACCATTAAACACCACTTTACGACGGTCAGGATCTAGCGCGTGGTTCACACCCTTATAAACAGTGTCCTTAATAGCCATCATAGATGCTTTAGAATTCGCATCATCATCACTGACCAAATCATCCAACACCGCCAGCATCGGACGTTTACCAAAGATTTTGGTACCACGGAGACTTGTTTTGGCCCCGAACATACGGATACCCAACAACTCACCATTACGGTTACCAAACTCAATATAGCTATCTGTAAAGTGACTATGAGGAATCCACTGTTGGGCAAACTCTGAGTTGTTATATCTAAACTCAATATTCTTACGTGCTGACTTAACACCATTTTCCATAGAATCCGAAATGTAGATCATTCCATCCACAGGACCAAATCCAGGAATATAGTGGAACATACCTAAGAATAGACTTAGGTATTCCATAAATAGAGTAGTCTTACTTGCACCCCGAAAACATAGATTAGCTACATAAGGGCTGGGTTCCACCAACTTATCTAGCATTTTTAGGTGTACAGGGGGGGTTCTGTGAGATTCCCCCTCTTTACCATTTACTAGCTTAATGAAGTTCATAAATGTCAGTGAGAATTCCGTAGGTACATATTCTCTGGAATTCAGACTATCGTAATTAACTTCATCTAACCATTCATCGAGACTTTGCTTACGGAGTGCCATCTTCGGTCTCTCCTTCAATTAATCTCTGGTCAGCGATTTCTTTTGTGCTAACACCCCCAGAGATTAGATTTCTTTGTTTTGTGGCCAGTTCTACCAACATATCCTTGAGTTCATTCATACCAGATTGTTCTCCCATATCAATGTTAACCAGAGGCCCTGCCTCTTTAGGCTTAGCTAGGTGGGTTAATACACTGTTTGCAGCTTGTGTACGGACCATCTCACTTTGAGCATTGGTCATCAAATCAACTTGAGTATTGATCGCTTTCTGATATGCATCCTGGTTCAGTACCCAACTGGGTACCAATGTCTGTTCCAGGATCAGGTTTACCAACTTACCTCTATTGTAGGCAGACACGTAAGCAGCAATGTCTTTTGAGCTTGTCCCTTTTGCGACTAACTGAGCGTGCCTTTGAGGAAACGTCCTGAAGTAAGCATCTTGATTACTCATCCCCATAAGCTTGAAGCTGACATAGGTCACAGCATGGAGGTAGTCTTCTGTTTTGAATTTCCCCTCCTGCAAAACTTTGGTGTAGGAGATAAAGTTCTCCCTCACCTGCTCTGCAACAATTGGATCCTGAACAATCGTATTGATCTTGTTCACCAAAGAAGGGGTGGCAGCATTTTTCAAGTTTGCGGGGAGTGCCCGTGCTACTTGATCCACTGTCAAAGTCATTTCTAGTTACCTCTGTTCAAATATATGCTGTGGGGCGCTCAGACCACCCAAGGGTGGTCTTCGCGTTTTTGTCATTATACTCTACTTAACCTGATACTCAGAATAGTACAGTATTGAACCATTGTGCCAAGCTGATCTTTCAACAGTTTTTGGTCTTCTTCAGGTAGCTTATTAATAGTGTCACCTACCAAAAAAGCCTCTAATTTACCGATCTTCTGATTAAGCTCAGCGTATTCTTTACGCAAACGATCTGCATAAGTGGCCCCGGTACTGTCAAAAGCCTCATAGCTTTGCTCAAAGACATCTTGGGGGGACCAGCTCACGTAACCGCCAAACCCATCTACGTTCTTGGCTCCACCATCGGCGTACATCACCAAATAACCAGGATCATCCCCATTTTCATCAGAAGGCAGTTCCCAACTACGGAGATCGTTATACGTCTGACGACTCATCGGTACCGCATAAACTACCTTAGTACCGATATAGGTCTTTGGATCCCCAAACTTAAACAGGAGGTCATCCATGCTTAGTGGGGTAGACTGTTCTACCAGACTGGCTTTGTTCCGAAGGGCATACCCTTCCAATCCCCAGATCTTTTCACGGGCATTCTTACGAGCCACGTCCCGGCCCACATCTGCATCAAAATTGGCAGGGCTGGCACAGGCACTCTCACCCGTCACGGTGTACCCATTCTTCAAGGTAAGCAGACAGATCGTCTGACAGGTACCAGGGAAGACGTAGTAATCCTCAGTTACAATCTGATCATCCACGTCGCTAGGCTTGATCCGAGGAGCAGTAAGACCCTTGCTCTGGATCATCTCTTCAATCGTATTTTCCTGTTCAGTACTCATGGTGTAACCTCTCTGTTGTGTTGTCGTCGAATGACACGTAGACTTTAGACCACATTTAGCCACCAAACAATACTTCACCACTAGGGTAAGAGGTAGACGGAGCCTATTGTCTTGTGCCAAGACCATCAGGAGTGTTGGCTATCTACTAATAACAAACAACACCTAAGACTTGAACCAAGGGAAAAACGGGGCTAATCTCGTATGTGTTAGGCGTGAGAAGCGGCAACAGGCCCCAGCAAAGAGGTGGGCTGAATAACCCTTTGCAGGTAGAGCTGCCCTGCTAGCACAGCACCTCCAGGCAGTGATCTACTACTAAGCCCTCTACCCAAATAGAGGGCTTTTTTATGCCCCATATAAAGTAGGTACTCAGAATTCCCCTTCACGAATAAATCTCCTCCTCGCAGGGACTAGCGTCCCTGCTCAGTCGTCGCTTTATTTGCTCAGGGGAATTCTTCGCGTTTTGATAAAAAAGAGTTGTAATGTGTGATTCTTGATGTAAGATGGAATCTCTAACCAACTAGGAGATATGAAAATGTTTACTCCCGCTTTCGAGAATGATGACGTGCTAGCTGCTCACACTACCTCCAAAAGAGGCCGTAAGCCTAGTGAATTGTTCGTACAACTTCGTGATATGCCTGTATCAGACACTTGGTATGAAGTAGATGGTGAAGTATATCCTGATGCACAGAAATTCCGTGCTAAGGTATATCGCTATGCCAAAAACGGTGCCGGCAAATTCAAAGTCCGTGCTACTCCAGAAGGTACTTTCATTAAGAAAGTTTCTGGTCCGGGTTCTAATCAGGAAGTTGCACAAGCTACTCCCGACACTGAATCTGAAGATCAACATGATGGTCAAGCAGATGAATGATCTATAAAACAGATCATGAAAAAAGCCCCTTAATTGGGGCTTTTTTTTTTGTCTATACTTCAAACTTACCTCGTGATAGTAGGTACCTCCAAAATATATTGAGTAGTACTTCAAATTTATATCGTGATATTTGGAGCAATTCAGATTTTTTTATAGTTATGTACGGTTGTAGTGTTTCACACTATTCACACCCATCACACTAAAGTACCCCCCCGGTGTACGTATATATCTCACACTGGTCCTACCCTACCCCATGTGAGCTTGCGGCTGCGCCGCTTCTGGTGATTCATTGTGTACGTGTGTGTGGTTTCTTTGGTTCCAGTAACTGAGAACCATACTACTAACTTAACTCTAGGAGAAACTCATATCATGGCTAACTCACGCATGACCATCAGTGCTGTATTGGGCATGGTTCAGTCCACTGCTCAGACCATTACCAACTCACTCAACGCTGTCAACGACGGTGTGGAGATGATCAACAATGCAGTGTCTGATGCTGCTGAACGTCAACAGATCCGCTCTGATAACGACATGGCAATGTACGAATCAGTGTATGTTGCTGAGAAAGCTCTTGAGCTTGACCAGAGTCGTGATCACATTCGTTCTTACATCTCTCAGTCTGAACAGCACAAAAGTGGTTACGAATCAGCTTTAACCGAACTTCAACAAGCTGTAGCCCAACGCAAATCCAAGCGTGGTAATAAGTAACCGATAACCTAACGGCTCTACTCTCTATCTTGAGTACTTGAGTAGAGTCGTTAATTCTCCCTTCAACTTACCTCTACTTATCTTGGGAGTATTGACTCATGTCTCCATTCTCTCCATGTGACCCTGACAAGCTGACTCATGCTTCCTTGCTTGAGCTAGAGATCTACTTTGGTCTGCCTGCTGACCAAGCTCAACAGCTACTGGATCAAGGTATGTCCTTGAGTGAAATCAAGGAGTTGCAACGTCAACGGTATCAACAAACTGTCCACTAAGAGGCTACTCTTATGCGTGAATATCTCATCCTGCTCATCGTTGTAATGTTTATCCTCTTCGGTGCGCTGTACTTCACTTCACCAATGCAACTGTTGCCTGAATGTCAGGGGCGTCAAGTTCCTCTGTTCTGTGTGCAAGACTGACTTCTGTTCTTTTGGTTGGTTATAAACCTCAAACTCTTTACCTATAAATCTGGAGTAACATTCTCATGGCTATTGATTTCGATAAAACTTTCGGTGCTCGTGCTGCTGGTAACAAACCTGCTCAACAGGCTGACCGTCCCAAATCTCAGTACTGGCTGAACTTGGGTTATACCTCTGACGTGGAAGACGAAGACGGCTCCATGCGCTTCGTATCTCTGCCCATTGGTATTCCTCTGGACAACCAGGAACGGCTTCCCACAAACAGCCGTAACCAGGAGTTCGCTGCGTTTCAGTCAGCACGTAACGATCTTCTGGACCAGATCCAGGAAGTCGCTAAAAGCCTGGAACCGGGCGAATACCGTACTCTCAACCTTGAGATCCAACTGCGTCGTGTCAACGATGACGCTCCTGAGATCTCTGCTGATGCGAATCCGTTCACCAAGAAGCTCGATCTCTGAACCATCCTAGAACCATCTCTTGTAACTAAGAGGTGGTTCTTTTTATTCAATTCTTGATAGTGGATAGAGTAGACATAAATATAGGTGCGATAAACTAAGTTCTACTTTTGAGCACTTTTTGACTAATCCAACTGAAAGGATAAGACCATGGACCAAGATGCTATTTATGCTGGTGTAGTGTGCCCTCAATGTGGGCCTGTGGACCTGACATTCCGTCAATACATGGACCAAATTTGTAAACCTGATGCTCTCTGGAAATGCCCTAAGTGTGGTCAGGACTCTGACTTCGATGATGAGCGTTTTGAAGAGATTCAGGGTATTAACTAATAAGTGAGAACAAACATGAAATTCATTAAATGGGTTATCAAACTGAGATTCAGTATCATTGATCTATTGACTTACGGTATGTTCATAGCACTACTGCAACATGATATGTTTGCTATTGCTATGTTCACAATGATCATTGGTATTGGTACCTCTGTATTTCTTGAGGGTAGATATGGACACCTACTAAAAAGGAACTACTAATGTTTCATAGATCAACAACTAAACCCAGTCTCAAGATAAAACTCATCAGTGCTTTGATTGTTATCATGATGTTGTCAATCCAAGGCACCATTCTCTATGTAATTGGTCATTTCATTATTAAATACTGGTAGATATAAATAGGAGAAAGATCATGTCCAAGACGCTTATCTATGCGGGCATCGGTAGCCGCCAAACACCAGAGCCTGTGCTGGCCTCCATGTATTCGATAGCACAACAATTGTCTGACTTCTGGATGCTGAGATCAGGTCACGCTGATGGTGCTGATATGGCCTTTGAAAAGGGTTGTATTAGCAAAGCTGGAGCCATGGAAATCATGGTGCCGTGGCTTGGCTTCAATAAAGCACCAACAAACGATGCACGTTATATACGTCCCAAAGCTACTGACATATTGGCTAAGTTTGCTGGTCAATTTCACCCTAACTGGGCTAACTGCAAAGATACCGTGAAATTGATGCATATGTGTAATTGCTGTCAGATTCTCGGTGAATACGGTGATGCACCGGTCGATATGGTGATTTGTTGGACACCTGGAGGCAAAGGCGGTGGTGGCACTGGTCAAGCTATTCGTGTAGCTCACCATTTCGATATACCGGTCTTTGATCTTGGTAGTAAACGTACCGCAGAAGACCTGTGTACTTTTGTGTCACTCGTCGAGCATCAATCTGCCGATTGATCCTCTCCTCGCGTTAATTTGTTGGGTTTGTTTTGTTATGCCAATGACATTGACTGAGAAAAACCGCATTACCCAGATGATTATTAAATATGGAACCAAAGAGGTAATGCGGAACATCAACAATGCTCAGAGGAATCTGAGTGAGGAATATTACCGTGATAATCCAGAAGCAATCATTCATGAATATGTACCTGTTATACATGATTGCTACGTGAAACTTGCAGATGTGGAATACAGGAGACTGACAGATGCCGAAGAGAATCTTCGTATTCGGAAGTAATGAGGCGGGTATCCATGGTGCTGGTGCGGCTAAAACAGCGTACCAGAAGCATGGTGCTCGATGGGGTAAGTCCTATGGTCATTACGGGGATAGCTTTGCTATCCCTACCAAGGACGACATCATCAAGACACTGCCCATTCCCGTAATCAAACAGTACGTTGAAGGATTCATAGCTTATGCTTGGGGACACCCCAAACTTAACTTTAAGGTGACGTGTATTGGCTGTGGCCTTGCAGGTCTCAAACACCAAGACATAGCACCATTGTTTAAGAATGCTCCTAGCAACTGTTATTTCGATGAACTCTGGAAAGAGTGGTTAGGAGATAAACATAAATATTGGGGTACTTTCTAATGCCTATATTTATAACTGGTTTCATCGCTGGTGTACTTTTATGGGCTATATTTATACTCTTAGGAAGCTTTATTATTTATAGTCAAAATGAACATTTAGCAATACGGTTAGAGAACTTATGGAAGTACATTCTAGGGTTCGGTCTAAGCTTTAGTTTTATAGTTAGCCTGATAATGGAGTACTTAATCTAATGGAAACATTCTATGCATTTAAAAACAGTAGTGGTGTAACCACTCGTATGCAGTTTTCATCTGTTCGTCTAGCATCAAAATGGCTAGAAGATATGAAAAAACATAATCCGACTTATGCCAGTAAACTCACGTTAGTAAAAGTGACTGTAACCAGGGTAGAGGAAGAAATTGATGTCTGATTCTAAAACTGCTCATCAGATTAAGCTTGAACGTCTATACAACAAGAATCAGTTGATTCCTCGTGTACGACGTGAATTTACTGAATGTGAGGAGTTTAGTTTTACGTCATACATTGTGAGTAAACAAATACCAGTCAATTTTGGACTGGATTTACTTGTCCAAATGGCTCTTCATAAAAGAGCCAACCTGGACACACTGGTAGGCTGTCTACGACATCACTTTCATGATAGCCAGCTCACTGCGGATATGATCCTTAAGTGTGCTGAGGCTGACTTGATAGACTTCTCACAGAACTTACGTATGTTCATTGTGAAGTTTACTATCAGCCAAGATGTTCAAGAAGAACTGGATCGTTATCAATTTCCACTGCCTATGGTAGTACCACCCAAAAAGCTCAAGAGTAACCGTGATATTGGTTATCTTATGAGTAGTGGGTCAGTAATACTCAGGAATAATCATCATAATGATGATGTCTGTTTAGATCACCTAAACAGAGTTAATAAAATAAAGCTTACAGTTAATCTAGATACAGTCACAATGGTTAAGAATAAGTGGCGTAATTTAGATAAACCAAAACAAGGTGAAACTCAAGATGATTTCATCCGTCGTAAGAAAGCATTTGAGAAGTATGATCGTAGTGCTCGTGATGTAATCAATCTTCTGATCCAAGAGGGTAATGAGTTTTACCTTACCCACAAATACGATAAACGTGGTCGAACCTATTGCATGGGTTACCACTGTTCATACCAAGCAGCACCTTGGAATAAAGCTGTTTTAGAATTCTCAGAGAAAGAAATAATTCAGTAATTATGTAAAGCCACTTATTTAAGCGGCTTTTTTATTTCACTAATTAAGGAGTACAAGATGCAACGATTCACGCCTAAGCAGTATCTTATGATTGATATCGCCAATTCATTTGGCTTAGACAATAAGAATTGGGATGTACGTCTTGATTGGTTTAAGCAACATGAAGATCATCTTATTGAAATGCTTCCTCAAGCAAAAGAACCTGCACTTTTCTATGCTGGTATTCAAGCATGGGAAAATGTGAAAGCAACTAAACCTATTGGGTATCCTATATCTCTTGATGCAACAGCCAGTGGTTTACAATTGCTTGCTGCTCTTACAGGTGATCGTAATGCAGCAAGACTGTGTAATGTCGTAGATACAGGTAACAGGGAAGATGCCTATACCAATGTCTATATGACAATGGTCAATAAAATCAACGAAGCAGCTAAGATAAAACGGGATGACACCAAGCAAGCTATTATGACTGCACTGTATGGCTCACAAGCTGTACCTCGTGAAGTCTTTGGTGAAGGACCACTGCTTAAGGTGTTCTTTGACACCATGCAAGAAGTGGCACCTGCTGCTTGGGAATTGAATGAAGCATTCCTGGATATCTGGGATCCTGATGCTCTGTCCCACGATTGGATTCTTCCTGATAATTTCCATGTTCATATTAAGGTAATGCGTACTGTTAAAGAGACAGTCCATTTCCTGAATGAACCAGTGGAAACAAGTCATAAGGTAAATGCTCCTATCGAAGAAGGACGTTCATTAGGTGCAAATACTATTCATTCATTGGATGGTTTAATTGTTCGTGAAATGAGTCGTCGTTGTGATTATGACCCTGAGCAAATAAAGAATATAATCAAAACTTTCAATAAGCCTAAAAATAATTACCCACTAGAAGATAATAAAACTAATCGTATGCTGCATACTCTTTGGAATCATTACAAAGAAAGTGGTTATTTATCTGCTAGAATTCTCGACTATATCACTGAAGATAATATTAATAGCATTGATAAGACTGTTATCAGTGATCTTATTGATACCCTCCCAGAAAAACCTTTTAAAATCTTATCAGTACATGACTGTTTCCGTGTGTTGCCTAATTACGGCAATGATCTGCGCTATCAGTATAATCTTCAGCTTATGTTGATTGCTAAATCCAATATGCTTCAGTATTTGCTGAGTCAGATTCTCAATAGACCCGTTACCATCGGTAAACTGGATCCCACACTGCATGAGGATATCCTGGACGCAAACTACTCATTGAGTTAAATTCAAGAAACCTCCAATCCTGGAGGTTTCTCTTTTTGCAAAAAGAAAGGAATGAACCAAATGAGTGATCTACAACTGGCATTCAATGCCACAACGAAAGCAGCCCGTATTCAGCTTGATGGTGCTACACCTCCTGCTGGTAGTACGGTAGTGGGTACATTTTCTTATCCTAATGATGATTCACGACCCTTAGGTCAAGACATTAATCATGTAGCTTATCAAGAGGTGCAAGAAGTTCTGTACCAACAAGGTGTACTTGATATGGCTTCAGTGGTCATCACAAAGGATGAAGATGTAGACCTTGAACCAGTAGTGAATGTCACTGCTGTTTTTCTTGGTCCTGATCCTGCTGATCTTGCTGTCAGTGACACGTACCAACTTTCAGTAGTTGTAGAACCAGACGATGCTACTGATAAGAGTGTGTCATTTGGATCATCCGATGAAGCTGTAGCTACTGTAGACAGCGAGGGTCTGGTTACGGCTGTAGCAGCCGGTACAGCAACCATTACGGTTACCACCACTGACGGTGGATTCACTGCAACCAATGAGATTACTGTGGTTGCTGAATAAGCCGCTGCATAATCTTTTCCTTGGTTCCACCAACTAAACAAAGCCCCTTAGAGATAAGGGGCTTTTTTCGTTATAAAAATAGAGGCTTACTTATGAGCCAAAGTAAAAAGCAAACCATGATTGAAGTAGTTACTAATACTTCAATTGGTTTTATAGGTAGTTGGTTAATCGTTTGGATGATTGTTCATCTAACTGAGAATTCGTTTTACGCAGCTACCCTTACCACTACGCTCTGCACTGTATGGAGCTTTGTACGTGGATATTGGGTACGTCGTTACTTCAATTACAGAGAGAAAAATCATGGGGTACAGAAATTTCCAAAGTGCAATAAATAGTGCAAGATCTGATCCAAAAAGAAGAGATAGTTTTATTACCCACTGCAAACATGATAAACGCTATTATGTCATGTTTGGTTGGCCTGAATCTTCAATTCCTAACGGGCATAAGATACTTGTCAGAGTAACTTTTGTACCTCTTGTTAAGGAGACAAATAATGTCAAAAAATAAGAGAATGATTCCATACAATAGTTTAAAACACAGAGAAAGTTTATATAACTTTATCAGTGGTTGGATGGAAGGTATGGATGATCTTCCTGATGGTGCTTGGCAAGCTGTAATTGAAGAGGGTGTAGAAGAATTCTCTAAACACTACCTCATTGATATTGATAGCAATGATGGTTTTCATGAATATTTATCTGCTGAACAGGAGAACGAAAGTGAATAAGTATTTCTATAAGCAATTCACTGATCAATCAGATAAAGCCCATCAATGGGCTGTAATGAACCCCAGCGGTACTCTTTGTATTGCTTGGTGTTTGAATGAAAATGTCGCTAAGAAACTGACCCAAGAAATGAATGACAATGAGTCAGTTCGCATTAATCCTAAAGAACTTCCTGATGATCTTGACCTTACAACCAATAATGGTGATTGGCGTGGTGATGCTGATTTTCGATCAGGTTGGAACAGTTGTCTGAACCATGTGAAAGACATTCTCATTCGTAAAATAATGGAGAACTAGTTATGGTCGGTAAATACCATATAGCATTTTTTATGTGCCATAACTGTAATAAAGAATGGGCAAGAATTTTCGGTATTAATCAATGTCCCAATTGTGAGTGGCAACCAACACCAGCAAACATCAACGCCCTGCCTGAAAAGATTCGTGAATATATTCATCATCTTGAAGCTAACTGTGATCCTGCTGGAACAGTTCAAGATGTAGCTATACTCAAAGATCAAGTAAGAGATCTAGGTAAAGCTCTTCGTATGCTTCGTGATAATCAAACAGAAGAACCACTCAAACCAAAGTTTGAGGTTGGTATGCCTGTTAAAACGCCAGATGGTATTGGTGTAATTCATAAAAAAGAAGATGATGGTATATGGACAGTACTCCACACCTGTGGTCTTCAAAAATTATTTGGAGAGAAGAAAATTATTCGATTATTCCCTGAAACCTAATAGGTGATGTATGGAAGATTTACCTAAATCACTAATAGATGCTGTACAAGAAGCAGATGATATATACCAAAAATTAGTTGATAAGTATGAAGTGTTAGCTAATGCATCGCCTACAGGCCCAGTAGCTTCTCCGCATTTCAGGAATATATATGATGCAGTTAATCATATAAATAAACGAAGACAGCAAATACAAGTATTAGTTAAAGACATCACCCAATTACGTAAAACAGAAGATTTTTATAGTGAAGATGTAAATCATGCTATGGAAATCATACGAGCATGTAAAAGAGAAATAGAAGAAGGTGAGTAGTTTATGATAGCACTTTGGTTTCTATTAGCAGTTATCGCATACTGCATATATTCATTAAAAACTGTCTTCTGTGGATTATTGGAAGCATTTGAACATACTGATGATGAGGAAGAATCATGACTGAGCAGCAGAGAAGTTTTAATCCGGATCAAGCCGCCATGGATGCAGTTTCTCGCATCCAGGCCATCATGGCACTGGGGAAGTTTGGCGCCCAGAAATCAGCACAGATTCAGGACATCATCGCGGATACCATCCGCGCCTCCCTCTCCCATGCCAAGGGGGAGGCAGTAGGAGAAATCACGATTGACAAGCATGGTGATGCGCATTTCAGGGCCAGCCTAGGCTACCTAGACCTGGATCAAGGCACGTACGAACTCTACACCCACCCCGCGCCCCAGGTGGCAGAGGAGCATATTCCCGTCCCACGAGCGCTGGTTGAGCATTGGGCTAATGTGGATGCGTTTCAGGCTCCGAAAGGCGCAGCAATGGAGCTGAAAACTATAGCCCAACAAATGCTTGCTAATTTTGATGCAAAGGCCCCTAAAACCGCGCCCCAGGTGGCGGTGCCAGAAGAAGCAATAGCAGAGGTTGTTATCGAATCAGATTACTGGAATAGAGGGCATTTCCACGAGGGTCGTAAAAAAGAGATCAGAGTATTGAAAGGATTAAGGAACATACCAGTCGGCACTTTGCTTTATTTTTACCCTGAGCCTCAGGTGGCGTCACTGGAGGAGTGCGTACAACTTGATCATTATGACGCTGGCATACTGAGTGGTAATGATGATAGTCCAACATGTTGGTGGCATGATTATATTCGTTCCGAGTTAGATGCTGCTCATCAATTCTACCAGGAACAAGTTAATACAATAATTCTCCCCCATGCCGAGGAGGAGGCGTTTGGTTGGTTTACGGAGGATCATGACACGGACAAGTCCGCGACCACCTATGACCCCGTTGTTGCTGAGCGATGGCGAGCGAAAGGGTGGCCCGTCTGGCCGCTTTACACCCACCCCGCGCCCTCCCAGCAGCCTGTAAGCGATCCTGATGGAAAGTCGAAACAAGCTGCTTTACAGGATGAGGCAGGATTCACCCCACAGAGGCTGATGGAATCCGCTCCGAACGGATGCTGGGGACAGTCTGAGTATGTCCTCCGTAACTACGTAGACGGTATCCTACACTCCGTTGACATCGGTGGTCACCGGTTTGTTCTGAAGCAAGCTTCCCCCGACCCGGATGAGCGGGAGCACTCCAATGACTGAGCGCACAGACCGCGAGCTGCTGGAGCTGGCCGCGAAGGCGGCCGGAGAATGGCCGGAATCCTGGCATGACAGTGAAGCCTACTTTACCGGTGTGCTGTCTCGCTGGAACCCCCTGGAAGACGACGGCGACGCATTCCGGCTAATGGTGGCGCTAGGCATCCGCCCGGAGTTTGATGGCTATGCAGAATTAGCGATGCAGGACGAGCTATATAAAACCCGCCGCGCCATCGTCCGCGCCGCTGCCGCCATGGCAGAGGGAGATAAATGATGATCCTTATTGTATGTGAGGTAAATTATGTCTTATCTATATCGAATAGGGAAAGGGTCAACTAGACGTGTTATGCATCTTGCTAGGTATGGTGCATTAGGTGATATTAGTGGTCCTCTTTGCGGGAAAAAACTAGATCTTGATACTGCAATCAATGTTCCGCATGATACACCAATATGTAAAGATTGTTATCGTATTTGGAAAAAGGCTAATAATTTATGAATGAGCGTATTGTTGGTGAGAAGCACCACTCTGCTAAATTAACCGCAGAAAAAGTGCAAGAAATGAGATCTCTTGCTAGTACTCTTGGTATGCGGGGTGCTTGGCAAAAAGTAGCTCCTGAAGTTTCTTGGACCTCAGCTCATAGAGCTATCAATGGCCTAACCTGGAAACACTTATGACTCGTTATATTCCAATTGATAATTGCGAACAATGCCCCTTTAAAGACCATAAGGGGGCATTTGCTGAAGTATCATACGTCCCAGTATGCCGAAAAACGAATTGTATTCTTCCACATTCGATCGAAAAATCAGGTAATCAAACTGTCGCAAGACATTCTAATGAAATACCTGATTGGTGTCCTCTATCTAAACTATAGCCATGGAAATATTAATTTTAATTTTTATATTAATATTTCTTTATGCTTGGTTAGGTCCATAAAGGTAAACAAAATGTTCGTGAATAAAATATATGTGTTAATGAAATCCGGTGATATCCTAGAAACACATACCCAATTAACTGAAGAAGACATTAAAGAACTTGAGTTTACAACTGGTGGAGCAGTTTGTGCTTTCAATACTGATATGATCCAAGATTGTAAACGCTATCGTGCTTTACGTGATCCTGATAATTTCCCCCCTGATGAAAGTAATCCTGATGGTCCGAGCCTTTGGGATCAGCTCTGTAATCTTGAAGGTGATGACTTTGATCAATTTATTGATGAGCGCGTTCTAAAGGAATGAGTATTATGGGCAAAACATCTCAACGTAAACACCAAGCATTCCAAGAAGGTATAGAGGATGGGCGTAAAGGCTTACCTGTGCGATATAATGTAAGACACCGATTTAGTGAACACTACATGAATGGTTATCGCAAGGGTCAATCTTTTAAAGATGCTAAAAAGAGAAAACCAGGAATGGGTATTCGTTTTGTTTTCTGGGTTATCAAAAAACTCGGAGTTGACTAATGTCTAAATCTATTTTTGAAAGAGATCGCATACAGCGATATCTCAAACACATACTGGAAAACCCCGGTCATTATGTTCATATCCGTAAATTAAAAACTCCCCATAGCAAAACTTACAATCGTATTGAACGTCAAAAAACCATGGCATGTGTGGAGAAATCTCTACAACTTATGGGTATTGAGTATGATCGCCCAGATAACAGTTATAAGATCATGGTGTACAAATGAAACCTGATCGTCGTCATAAAATCATTCAAAAACTAGAAGATCGCTGTGACATTGTTGATACCGGTTTTGTTATTAACGGTAAACCCTCTCCCTGCCACCTCTGGACTGGACCAACCTCAGGTACAGGTCGTGGCGGTGGTTATGGGAGAATGTGTTTAGATGGACAAACAGTTGCCACACATATTGTGGCTTACACTCATTATTTTGGTTATGTCCCTCGTAAAAAACAGATAGATCATCTCTGTAATCAACGATCTTGTTGTAACCCTGCTCACCTGGAATTAGTCACCCATCTCAAGAACCAACGAAGAAAAGTAGCTCGTGTTAAAGATAAACTAGCTACTGTTTCTTAATCTATATTTCTTGTTTTGGTTCTAAACCTCTAATTCAAACTAGACACTTAGGATATTAATTATGAGTGCTGATAAGCGTTCTGTGCATTACTTCTCGTAATCCTGGTGAAGAAGATGTTCGTTGTACTCCGTTAGGTCATTTATGTCCTGAAGATCCTATAGCTGCCTATATCCCACCAGACAAAAGGATAACTCACTAATGACAGTTGATCTCTATCGTTCTACTCCCCGTCAGGTTCGTAAATTCGTAGCTGAGTGTTTGCAGGCTGGTTTGGTTCCCTATGTGGAATCAAGCCCAGGTATGGGTAAATCCAGTATCATGCGAGCACTTGCTGATGAGTATAATCTGGAATTGATTGACCACCGTCTAAGTACCAGTGCTCCAGAAGATCTATCTGGTCTACCTCGTTTTGATGAAAATGGACAAGCTCGCTTCAGTCCCTTTGCTGATCTGTTCCCTATTGAGGGTACAAAACTACCTGAAGGTAAACAGGGCTGGATGCTATTCCTGGATGAGTTTAACTCTGCCAGTAAATCTGTACAGGCTGCCGCTTATAAACTCATCCTGGACCGTATGGTAGGTCAGCATAAGCTTCATCCTAACGTAGTGATCACAGCGGCTGGTAACCTGTCTACTGACCGGGCTATTACTAATCCCATCAGTACAGCCATGCAGTCACGGGTT